CTTGTACTTGTGGGGCTGGTAGAACGTACCATCCTTGCTCCGGACGATCATGGTCGGGTCCTTTCCGTACCGCTTCTGGTCGCGGAACATGTAACACTGCGCGCACCCGGTACTGACTTTGCGGCATCCCCTCCACGGATTCCAACTATGATCCGTCCACGATATTTTCGTGTAATCTGCCATATTTATTCTCCTTGTATTTGATGACTGCTTCCGCATTCTCCTTTTTGATAATCAGGTGGGGTAGAAGGGCGACGCACAGCGTGTAGCAATTCATAACGGACCCGATATTCCACTCCCAAACCGGAAGCCTACCGCGCTTGTCACCCACTCGATAGTTACCGCCGATGTTGAATACCAACCACCGCATCAACTGTTCCTCCGTGTTGTATACGGTGATGTTGGGACGACCCTTCAAGAATCTGATCGATCCTTCACCGTCGATGATGCCCGCTACATAACCGAGGTCGGGACCGGTAGGAATCGTGATGTCTGCCGGGGTTGGTATATATCGGCGTGTCTTATGGTCCTTACGACTCCACTCGGCCATGCGGCGTTTCGTTTCCTCGGTGTGCTTTCGTCCGTAGAACGGGTTGCGTTTGCCCTTCCGCATCTCGGACAGTTTCTGCTTGGTTTCCTCTGTGTGGTTCACGGTACCTCCTTGTGGTTGAATGGTGATTGCCGATACAAACAAGATAATACTCATATATCATTATGTCAAGTGCGTTCCTGGAGGCACGCCGGTTTTTATCACTTTTTCTGAATTATTTTCAATTTTCTTCCGTTGCCCTATTGACAATGTGATACAAATATATTATATTGTATATAGACAGAGAGGAAAGCGGACAGACAACCAGGAGCCTACGATGAAAGCCACCGTTCAAATCAAGAGCCTCGACAAGCAGATCATAGCCTACAAGATCGCCACCGACTTCATCGACTTCGCCCTCAAGGTGACGTCCGAGGGCGGGACGCCCAAGCAACTGCGCGATCAGAACGGCATCATCGACGCGGCCATCGAGTTGCACCTTCGGCTCAAAGGTATCGACACCGACGACGACTGCTGCCCCTGGCCGAGCCGCAACGTCCGCACACAGATCATCGACATAGCAGTACAGGAGGCCCGACGGTTGTTGCAGTTCGGTCTCTATCCCCCCAAGCACAAGGAGAATTAAGATGCCACGGACACCGGAAGAACAACACGCGATGCAGCTTGCCTGCTACGGCACGACCAAAGAGGACGTCCTGAATCAGTTCAACGCCGATGTCGAGGACCGTTGCTATACGGGTGGCGACGAGCCGACGGACGACGAGTTGAAAGGCGCACAGCGCATGACGCTGGTTTCGTTGCTGTCCGACGTTCAGGAGCTGATCGTACTCGACCAGCGCGAGCTGGCCCGGCAACGCCTCAACGTCGCCAAGATGATCATACTTGAAGAACTGAGCTGAGTGTGCGGGGCCGGGCAACCGGCCCGCCCGACACGACGGGGGCCACCAGTCAGGTGGTCGGCATAGGCAACCAGAGGTTGATTTACACGAACACGAGGAGCGCATGATGACACGCCCGAATCAGCTATCCGCTAAACGGCAGGCCGCAGAGCAGGCATACGTCCGCAAGCTGGAGGCAGAGGCATCACGGCCCATAACCGATTACGCCGTCGCCACTTTCTTTCAACTGAAACACCACGCCGCGCAGGGCGACGAGCAAGCCGCCAGAGAGATGGCCCGGCGACAGTCATAAGCACAGGGAGGACACATGACGGACCGTATCAGCACACCGGCGTCACGTTTCGAGATCGGCAACGACACGGACGGCGTGATCGAATTCATGCGCGACAAAGGCTCGGCCTTCGGGTCGGCCCGGCGACGGGCAAAGGACACGGCCATCGTGCATTACATATTCGACAGGATGGCCCGGCGCGGACAGCCGGAACTGTGGGCTGTTTTTCCCAACGGGCGCATGCACATCAAACGCTTCAAACCACGGGAGGATACCGCATGATGCACTACACCGAGAACCACAAGCACACGCTCTGCGGGGAGCGGCTGACGGAGGTGAGCGCCTACACCATCAATGAAGGCGACGTCACCTGCCTGTCCTGCCTCCAGGTGCTGGAGGCCCGCAGACGCGTCAACTCGGAGGTGAACGAATGAACCTGACCGACCACCTCAAGATATTTCCCGGCCTGATCGTGTCCTACCAGAACAACGGCGACTTTACGAACAGGTTTCGGGGGCCGGTGTTTCACATACGGTCCTACGGCAAGGCCATCAAGTCGAGGCCCGGCAGGAACAGGACGACCCGCCTGTACCGGTCCACCAAACCGGCGCATATCGTGGCGTGGCTGAACAGACACCGGAAGCAGCACTATTTCTGCGTCACCCTGGACCCTGAGTGGAAAGTGCCCCTGGCGGTATACGAGGACATCTGGCCGCACCTGGAGAACGTGCGGGTGTACTACGATGAGGAGATCGTGAAGGACGATCTCAAATCTGTGACGTCATAGACGGGCACGTAGGCGCAGAACGGGCCGTCAGACGTGTGAGTATATACCTGACGGCCCGGCGTCCGTTAGACTTCATTTAAACCCTGTTATCGGAGGAATCAATCTATGAACCGCACCTATCAGCTTGCCGGCGATGAATTCAACGACATCAAGAGGGCATTGCAGTGGGCCATCAGTAAGGACGCAACGCGTCTCGGCATGTGTCATATCCAGGTAACAGAGCAAACGGGTGACCTGGAATTCCGCGTCACCAACGGCCACGTCATCAGCATCTATACCGCCCGTGTCTGTCAGGTCAACGGTGTCGCCCTTAAGGAAGGCGAGGACATGGCCTGGGTGATCGACGGTGCCATCCTCAAGCAGAAAACAGCCAAGAGTGATCGCGTTGCTTTTGCCTTTATGACCGATCCGGTACACGGCCCTACCGCGCAGTTCCAGATAGCACCGAACTACGGTACTGGTGAACCCGGCCCTATTCGTAAGGTACACATGACTGAGCGATTTCCTGATACGGAGAAGGTCATACCGAACATGCAGGCTGACCGGTATTGGGAGATCGAGGCGGCGCGGCTGCGCCAGGTGGCGTCGGCTATCGTGGCCCTGTATAAATCGTCAGCCACCAAATACCCGACCTACGGGATGCTGATGCACATTCCCAATGCCAACCGGGGTGTCCGTGAATGTGACATCAGCCTGATGCACATCGACGCGGAACATCATGATGTGTTCATGTCAGGCCGGATCGAGATGTACGCCGCCGGGCATACCGCCGACCTGTCCCTGTTTCTCTCGGCTGATTATGTGCTGTCCTGTCTGAAGGGCGTAGAACGGAAGGTACAGATTTTCTTACCGGAGGATCCGACGGTGGGTATCAGCAGGTGGGTGGCCCAGGGGCGGGATGCGTATATCATGCCCCTGCGCCGCGTCTGACGGCATGAGAAAACCCGGCGTTCCCCAGTATACGCCGGGTTCCTCACTCGCGCAGACGCCTCACGTCTGCGGGTCGCTGCGGCAGCAGCAAGCGATGTCAATAGCCTTCCAAAAACAGGACGGGCTTGTACTTCTGGAGTACGGCCAGGTCGTTCTGAGAGAACCCGTGGTCCTTCCCGCCGTCGGCCAGCGTATATTCGTACTCGCCGATGTCCTCGGACTTGAACCCCTGCTTGTCGCCCGTGTTGAACATGCGGGCCACGGTACGCTTGATCACGCTCTGTATGTCTGCGGGTACGGTGGTGAACCCGCCCACATAGGTGATCTCCACGCTTTTCTTGCCTTCATCGAAAAACGGCGTCAGCTCTCCGCGCCGCGTCAGGAGGCTGATGCGGTCGGCCAGCTTGATCATGCCTTCGTCCGAGTACACCTTGTAGTCGGCGTTGGCGACCAGGGAGCCGTCGTTCGTGAGGGCGGCGATAGACTGTATGGGAAAGTTCTTGAGCCAGATCGTGTCCTGCTCGTCGTCGATGTCGAACTGCTCGTGGGTCGTCGTCTGCTCCAGCTGACGGCCGAGGAATCCTTCGATCATACCCACGGCGTCCACTTGCAGCTGTCCGAGCAGGCTGTTCTGGCTGGTGTCGGTCAGGTCGATGCGCAGGTATTCTTGCAGCACGGTGATGGCCACGACGGACATCGGTTCCTCCTGTGGCCTTTATCGCATCCGGATCAGGGACACGCACCCGCCGTCGGCCCACGGCGACGCATAGGCGATGGTGGTCTGCCCCGTCTTCATCCAGATGTATTCGATCTGGTTGGCCGGCAGTCTGATGGTCTTGGCGCCAGGCGCATTGTCGATGGTGAGCGCGGCCACCGTGGTGTCTCCGTAGCTGTACATCAGGTCCGTGTCGGCCACGATGCGATATACGCCGTCCGCGGCCACCGACAGACATTCGCCCGCGAGCTGCCCGAGGCCGTTCTGAACCGAATTAAAGTCATGCGGCAGGATGGGGATAGGCTCCCCATTTGCATCGCGTGGAAAGGTTATGTCTACGGCTCCAGGCATTACGCGTCCTCCGCGTGTATACGTTTGAATCCCCGGTGCAACAGGGCCGTGACGGCAGGCACGGTGTGGCAACGGGCCACACCTTCGGCGTCGATCTGAACGATCTCTCCGTAGGTGGGCACGCGCCGCGCCGTGATGTACGCCTGTCGATTATGTTCGGGCACGCGGAGCAGGGTCACGCCGTCTTCACGCGCCACCTCCTCCTCCGGCTCCGCCGCCGGGGTGTCCGCCCCGATGGTCGGGTCGGCGGCGAGGACGTCAACATCCTCGTCGGTTGCGCCCGTCACGGTTTGTTTGAGCTTGTCGAGAAATTTGGGAGTGTTCATGTGCGATCATCCTTCTATGCTGCACGATGCGGGCGATCTTTAATTGACGCCGATCGTGGAACCCGTGGCGGTCAGGTTGAACACATACGTCTGTCCACCGACCACGATGAACGTGTTCACGCCGTCAGAGCCGAAGGCGTTCGTGCCGCCGACGTTGAGGAACATGGTCGCACCCGCGTTGACCACGGCCAGCGTGCTGTTACCGACGGTCAGCGACAGACCCACGTTCCCGTACAGGGCGCGTATACGTTCCACAGTGGGATCGAGCGAATCGGTACCCGTGGCCATGTCGGCGACGGCCTTACCGAAGTCGATCTCCTGCAACGCGCTGTTGATGCCCGAGATGTGGTTCTGCTGCATCTGCGTCAGATTTCTGAGTGTTACCTTTGGCATTACATCGCTCCTTTCGTCAAGTAGGTGACGGGACGCCGCCCGTCCCATCAGTCAGGACGGCGTGACCGTCTTGGTTACGGAGCGAGGCCGATGAGTTTCGCGTTCGCGGCAGCATCGCGGACCACCATCACCACGTCCTCGTACAGATCGAACTGGTCGAACTGAGAAGATGTGCGGGCCAGCGGTGCCATCGTCAGCGGTGTCAACTCGCCGATCCAGGTGCGCGCCGTGTCCACCACGTACAGCTCCGAAATCGAGCCGCCCGTCTCCGCGCTGATAACCGAGCCGTCGAACGTCTTGGTGTCCGTCATGTTGCTGGACACGAAGATCGGTATGCCGTTGTAGGACATCAACCGGAACCCGCCGTTCACTTCCACTTCCTCGACGATGATCTGGTTGGCACGCAGGATGGTCTGCATCTGACGGCGGGTACGCTTCGAACAGATGATCATGTTCGGGTTGTACCGGCACGCGTCGATGGTCTCGTCGATCTCCTCCAGCGTCGGCGCTTCACCTGCTGTGGCTGTCGTGGTGAGCACGCACGTCGCGGCGGCGATCAAAACACACAAGCCGTCGGGCTGGTTGCTGTCGTCCGTGTTGTTGCCGATGAGCCACGCCTGGTCTTCCGTGTTGCCCAAATCTTCGGCGCGGTACTCCATCTCCTCGGCCAGGATGTCCATGTAGGTCCGTCCGGTGGCTTGCAGGAGTCGTGTCACCTTCCCGCGTGCAGCCAGCGTGCGGTAGGTGAACGTCGAACGGGCGTAGGTCCCGTTGTCCTCCACGAGGGTGTCCGTGTCGGCAACCCAGGAGGCCGGTGTCGTGCCCGGTGCGCTCCGGCGATTGAGCAACCACGCCTGGCCAGAACCAGGCCGTCTTGGGAGGTTGGCGCGGAGCGGGTTGTCATACGTCACCAGATTGGCGATGACCTGATCGACCACGGGCTGCACCAGAACGGCCCCCGCACCACTCGAAGCAAGGGCGCGCTGGACATCCAGGGAACGGCGTATCGCCATCTGGTCTTGAGGATCATTGAAAAACATGGTTCGTCCTTTCGTTGAAGTGATGCACTGCTTCCAGTCCTCTATTGCGGGACGAGAGTCAGCAGCGGTCCCTGTGCCCGGTTACGCCGCCGGGGGTATGTGAGAGTTCGGTGCCCACGCCGTCACGCCCTCCGCCAGATTGCCGAGCGGAGAGGTCTTGCCTTCCTCACGAAGCCGGTCTGCCAGATAGCAGAACCCCGAAGAATCCGAGAGGGCCGTGAGTACGTTGCGCAACATGCCGTGCGGATCCTTCCGGCACGCTTCGTCAAATTCCGGCGACTTCGCATCACGGGCGACCTGGGCGAACGGGTCGATCAGGTCCTCCGGTATAGGGGAGCCGTCGGGCATCGTCCGCGCTGTGGACGCACCCTGACGGTCGGGCTCGTCCGCCACGCTGTCCGCCCTCTGCTGTGCCGCCTGTGCCGCTTCCACCGCGCCGTCGGCCTTCTGGTCGATCTCCTCCTGCTTCTGCAGGATGGCCGCCATACCTTCGGTGATGGGCTGGACCGCCGCAGCAACGGACGCCGCGATCGTCTCGGAATTCTGCTGATTGATGCGGGTCAGCAGTGCTTCGAGTTGTTCGGGAGTCATGTCGTTCTCCTCTGTTTTGAGGCAGTCTGGAAGGTCACCGGCCAACATGAGGTCTGCGGCGCACTCCAACTCGTCCTCGGTTATATCGGCCTGCTCCACGTGAGCAAGCCACTTGATGAGCGTAGGCTCGATGTCAGTGAACTCCGGCGCGGTGCGTAGTGCTCCACGTGCCGCCACCAGCTCTTGATAGTCGTCCCTCAGATCGGTCTCCACCCCGTCACGCTTGCCGAACACGCGCCTGATCAACTCGCGCAGCTCGTCGGCGGCATCGGCGGGCCCGGCCTCACGTTCCACGTCCGGATCGAACTCGGGCAGCACCTCACCGGTGCCGTCGCCTTCGACCTCGCCTTCAACGGTGACTTCAGCCAGCACCTCACGCACCAGCTCGCGCAGCGTCGATGATACTGTTCCGGTGAAGGTCACGTTGTCGGTGGGCGGTGGGTCGGTCACGTCGGTATCGCGGGTATGCTCCGGTTCGGATGTGGCTTCGTCCTCCACGGGCGCGTCGGCCAGTATCTTATTGATGAGGGCGGCGTTGTCCTTCTCGTTCATGCTGCGCACCAGGCCCGTGATCATGGCGTCCTCATAGGCCGGCCTGCGCGTCACCGCGATGTGGTCGGGGTCCAGGCTGTCGATCACGCGGATCTCCTTGCCCGTTTCCTCGTCCTCCTCGAACATCACACGCTTGATCCAGCCCGCGATGCTCACGCCCACACGCTTGCCCGCCTGCACCATCGAAAACAGGGCGTCCACTTTCTGCTCCGCTTCGGCCCCCATAGGATCGAGCTGCGCCGTGGCGAAGTACTGCACCTGATCGTCCACGCGTCCGTCCACGATGGTCCCCAGGATTTCGTCCCACTCGGCGCGGTGGTCGGGCAGGAAATCCTTGCCTATGAAATCACTGGCCATCGCGCGAACCGCGTCAGGCGAGAACCGGTCGTCATAGGCGTCGATCTTGGTGCCCGACGCCAGCATCTCAACCTTCCGCGTCCCGTCCTCTTTGTCGATCCAGGCCCGCGTGATCATAGCGGGCGCCTCGAACCTTACGGGTGCGCCGTCGAGATTTACGATGCGTCGCTTCATGCTCTGCCACCTTTTGCTTGTCACCCAGGCCGCTTGTCCGGACGTCGGGCCATTCGATGACGGCGATTTTGTCGGGTGCATCTTTCATGTTGATCTGCGCTCCAAACGCAAAAAGCGCACCTCTCAAACGAGAAGTGCGCTGGGCACGATGTTTCGTTGTTGTCTTATGCCCCAATCAATACACGGGGCGGCTCACGTTGTCAATCTATTTTTTCCGACCCGCTTCAGGTCGGCAGGACCTCCGCTTCGATTTCACACCGGCAGTTGCCGTTGCATTCGGGACTCTGGCCGGGCAGGAACGGCATCTCTCCTCGGTTGGCGTAGGGCGACCGGGCCTGGGCGTCCACGCACGCCGAACACTCCACGTCGTCCCCCACATCCCACCACCGCCACCGGTACTTGCGCGTCAGGTCGAGGGCCCGCACATATATGTCCGTCCCTATAGAATGTACACGCCGGGCATACCGGTCCAGGCGGTACACCTGGCTGTCGAACGCCTTGCGCGCCGCATCCCGCGCCGCCTCGGACGTGTCGAACGTATTCCGAGATACGGCCCACAGGGCAGTGCCCACTTTGCGGACGAGCCTGTTGCGGAGGAACGTGCTGTTGTCCAGTTCGTGTTCGCGCACCAGGTCGGCCAGGTCACGCGGCGTCAGGGCCGCGCCCGCTTCTATAGATTGGGCCGCGTTGCGTCCCACCACGCCCGCCATAGAGAACGCCTCGCCTGCGGCCTGCTGAAACAGGGTCAGCATGCCCGCCAGCACCAGGGCCATCTCCTCCTGCCGCGTCTGCGGGTCGGCAATGATCAGGTTGTCACCCACCAGCTGCGTCTGCGCCGCCAGGCTGTCCGCTATGTTCTTCCGCGCCTCGTTCCAGGCGGCAAGCATGGTCAGCGAATAGGCGGTGAAGATCGTGCCCGTCAGTGTCGTGAGGAATCGGCGGCCTTCGATCTCCTGTTTCTCGACCATAGGCCGTATCTGCTCGAAAACGGCCATAGACTGCATCGAGTGCCAGTTCGATACGTCAACCGTTTGAGTACTCTGCGCCCGTTCCAGAAATGCGTCTACCGACATTGAAACCGCCGCTGGCGGCAGACGACGGCCGTTCACACTCGCCGCCGCATCGCCGTCCGCCGGTTCCGCGTCGGGTCCTTCCTCCGGTCCCGCCCCGTCCGGTCCCTGCGTGTCGTCGTCGTCGCCGTCCGTGTCGCCGTCATCGTCGCCTTCGTCATCCGGCTGATCGGCCAGGGGCATCATGTCCTTGAGGAACATAGGGCCGGTGGGTGTCATGATGAACGGCTCATTGGCGGCGATGATGTCCCACGGCTCCTCGTCGTACAGCTTGGCCCGAACGCCGTTGATGGTGAACACCGGGATGTCGGGACCGAGCATCTTGTTGGCGACTTCGGCGCGGCTCTCCTCGGTCTCCTCCCGGTCGGGTATGAGCCGCCAGGCGAGGTCGTTGTATCCGTAGCCGCGTTCTATGACGGCCAGGGTGACGGCGAACTCCAGCAGCTTCATGATCGGTCGGATGAGGGTCGATTCCTCCCACCGGGCCTGCTGTTCTATGTTGCTTCGGTTCACGCGGTCGGTGCGGCCCATGCGGGCGGGCATCACACCGAAGTTGATGAACACGATGTCTTCGATGTCGTGGCGCAGCTCCCGCATCTGCTCGTCCCGGTTGGCCCGTTTCAGTTCGACCCACTTCGGTGCCTGCTGTCCGCCGCCGTACACGCGGAACTTGAGGTCCTCGAATTTGCGGCGGCGTCCCTGCTTGAGCGAGGCGGTGACGCGGGCGAACACCTCACGCGCTATGCCGTCGCCGAGCCACAGGATGCCGGGCGGTATCTCGTCCTCCGTGAACGTGACGCCGATGTGCTGTATCATGAACAGGAGGGACGTGACCTCGTTGATGATGGTCTCTATTATGGGCGTGCCGGTCGGTCTGTTGCTGCGGGGGAACATAGAGCAGAATATGATCTGCTCCGGCGTGAACGGAATGACTTTTTTGGTCTGCCCCAGCTTGTTCGGTATCTTCTGCGTGAAGCCGGTCCAGACACCCTGCTCGTCGATGTCGGGCGTGATGGTGGCCGCGTCGCGTTCCCACAGCTCCACCACCTTGTCGCCCGCCCGGTTCTTGACGACCTCTATCGTGTACTTGTCCAGGATGAGCAGGTCGTCGAGGACCATCGAGAGCAGGTTCGAGAACGGGAACGGGTTGACGTTGGGCTGGCTGAACAGGGCGCGCAGTTCATCGCGCCGCGCCTTGATGTCGTCCGTTTCCTCCGCCTCCTCGTCCTTCAACACGATGTCCCACCGCATGAAGGCGATGGTGCGCTTGATGGTCTCCACGGCGGGCCGCACCGCTGACGAACTCTCGGCCAGCCTGCGGAGCGTTTCAGGTTTGAGTGCCCCGCCCGGTCCCGTCTGGATAGGGTGGCGGGCGACCTCCTCGGTCATGCCCGTCGATATGCCTTGCGCCTCGGTGGACTGTCGCAGCAGGTCCACGTCCAGCCGCGAGTGTTCGCGGAGGAGAGTTTCACCGAACATAAATCACCATCCTTGAATGAGCGAGTGCGCCATGATGTGTCCGGCGGCGTGGGCCAGCGTCCAGATGACGAACGCGAACAGCACGACGATAGACACGACCCCGTGCCAGAACAGGGTCACGCCGAACACCGTCGTCGTGTTCGAGGGTTTGGCTGTCTTGAAGGCCCACCACCAGGAAAATCCCGTGAATGAGATGTATGCGCAAAGCACGAAGTAGAATATGACGGTCATGGTGAACTCATTATATGCACGGGCCGCGCAAAAGCGTACAACTTTTTATGAATTTTTTTCAGGCGACCCTCTTGACAATGTGAATAAATGATATTATATTGTATACAACACAAGGAGGAACAGATGACGACCACAACAGTCAGACTGAAACGCAAACGCGGAGGATACGGCAAGGGGATGATCCCCGCCATCTACGCCAAGATCGCTGCCCTCTATCTCGACCACGGGGGCGAACCGCCGACCTACTACAGTACGGGTGCCGACATATTCATCGTGGGTCACTCTACATCTCCCGGCGATCTCGAACACGCCATCAGGCAGATCAACCCGCCCGCCTTCACGATCACCATTCTATAACGTCCCTTCCGCTTCCAGACGCTCGATTTCGTCCAGCTCGTCTTCGAGCGTCGTTTCCTCGTAGTAGGAACTCGACTCGGACTCCCTGAACTGCGTCAGGTCCTTCCAGCACCAGTAATCCGCGTCGGCCAGGTCGAACGGCTTCTGCTTGGGAAAGCGGTCCAGGGCGTTCTCAAGGACGTGGTGCGTCCCGAGGACGTGAACCACCAGGCCGGTTTCATAGTCCGTCACCTGCTGCCCCACGCGGCCCGTCTTGCTCTGCCGCGACGAACCCGCCTTCGCAGATCGGAACGGCCTGCGCGGTTTGCCCAGCTCGGCGCACATGCGCCGGTAGGTTCCTTTCCACAGGTCGCCCCCCTGATCGGTTTCGACACCCACGCAGTCGGCGTTCAACTCGTCGGCCCACATGATGGCCCGCATCAGTGCCTGCTCCGGCGTGGCCCGTTGCTCCCAGGAGCGACGTTTGTACACCAGCCCGTTGGCGTCCATCGAGGACGCCTGGACACCGTGGGCGTCGCTGTTGTCCGTATCGGACACGGCGGGATCGACCCACACGGACGTGAACTCTGGCGTGGGTACGTCACCAGGGTTGCAGTGGCGGTAGTGCACCAGGTCGAAGATGCCGCCCTTGATCGTGGCGGTGGCGTGCTGGTTCTCCTCGAGGAACGCGCTGATGCCTTCGTCGTCGATTTCCTTCTGGCACCGGGCCAGCGACTTGCCGCTCCAGGTGCTGATGCCGGCGACGATCACGTTGCGGTTCGCCCGGTGCTCGAACTCGAAGTTCTGTATCGCCGGGATAGGGCCGTTCAGAAACCGGTCCCGCAGATAATCCGCGTTGCCGTTGACCAGGCTGCCCATGATGCCGTCGTCGCGCACCTTGTTCTGAATGACGCACACAGCCAGGTCGTCCGCGCCTGCGGGCAGGATGCTCTTGGTCAGTACGGCGGTGTTCTTCTCTATCGTGCCCGTACTGTCCGTGATGTCGTCGATGTCATCGAGGACGAGGAAATCCGGACGCTGATCCTCGATCTTGAGTCCGCGGATGCGGCCCGTGTCGAGGCCGAGGGCATCGATCGTCATGCCCGATCTGGTGCGGAGCCTGTTTCTGCGCCAGCCCTTCGAGTGGCCGAAGGCTCCGACGGCGCGATCCGCCAGGGCGGGGTAGTCGTCGGCAAAGGGGCGGGAGGAGAGTTTGTCTGCGATGTTCTGAACGTGGTCATCGGCCTGTGCCTGCGTATTGCACACGTAGATGCCGTAGGAGCGTTTGTCATACGCGCCGAACACACAGGGTATGATCTCGGCGTTGGTCGATTTCGAGGAGCCGCGGAACCAGCAGTTGACGAGCGGCTGCGGACGCTCTCCGCGCTGCACGTCCCACACCCACGCCCAAAACAGATGGTGAAACACGGCGGGTTCAAAGCAGTGGCCCGTCGCGTCTATGAACGAAGGATAGAAGTATTTGAGTAGGAAGTCACACCAGGGCGCTTCGTCCAGCCCCAGGTCTTTGGCAGACGCTTCCCACCGCCGGTATACATCAGGCCCCGCTGTTGGCCGCTGGAATTTCGCCAGGCCCGTTCTGGCTTGGTCGAGGAACAGGGTCTTTAAATGTTGTTGAGAGGAGTTCTTCAATGTCGCGTCCCACCGTGTCTATGAACTCGTCGCCGAAGTCGAACGCGGCCACACGCTCTCCGAGGCGCACCATCTGCGTGGAGAGGAAGGCGAGGAGCTGCTTGGTTGTGATGATCTCGTCGTGTTCTTTCATCATGTTGAACAGTCGGCCCCGCAGATCCGCGCTCTGGCGTGTGAGTGCAGCGACTTGCTGTCGCGCCTCCGAATCCGACGCGCCTTCGGCCAGGGGCGGGCCCATCTCATTCAGGTGTCGCTGCGCCCCCTCTATGTCACCCGTCCGTAGCGCGGTCTGCATCGCCCTGTAGTGCGTCTGCACCTGCTTCCAGGCATTGGGCCCTTCTCCGGTCTCCAGCTTTTCAAGGGCGTCACGCAGGAGGCCTTCCGTCGTGGCGATGTCCTCCCGTATGTCGAGAATCCGCTGTGGCGGGTCGGCCATGATCTCGTCGATGGTGGCCGCTATGGTGGCGGGCGAGTATTTCGAGCGACGGCCGTGAATGTACATGGGCGTGTCGATACCCACCGGGTTGCGTCCGCCGTGGTCCTTGCAGTACGGCCTGTTCTTGACCGCTATGCGACGACAGGGTTCGCCCTTGCGTCGCCCCTTACGAAATACGTGCGTACACAGCGGGGCTCCGTTCAAATACCGCCGCCCTTTTTCATCTGTCGTGATGCCGCCGCTGTTGGCCATGCGTGCTATCCCCCGCGTGTTCGTCTACCTGACGGCCAGCCAGCCCATGAAGTTGAGCCACCGCCAGTAACAGTCGATCTCTCTGAAGCCTGCCGACTGAAGGAATTCCTCGTTCATACGCGCCGTCACCGGTACGAGTACGCCTTCCAGTGAAAGCCGCTTCCGGTCTATCTCATCTCTTGAATAACCCTGCGTAGACTTCATCAGGAGGTATTCATCTACCATCAGGGTATCTATACGGGCTGAGGCCCCAAGTACCTTCTCGACCAGTAATAGGGCCCCGCCTGGAACGAGATGGTCATAGATGTCCTGTATGATGCGGAGCCTGTATTCTATCGGCGTGAACTGGAGCGTGAGAACGCAGAGGACGACGGAGGCGGACACGTTCGGGAAGTCGGTACGCAGGTCACAGTGCCGTATGTCGACCACGCCGCAGTTGATGTAGCCCTGGAATCTGTCGGTGGCCGCTTTCAGCATAGGCTCCGACACGTCGATGCCCGTGAACCGGTTGCTGGCGCCGAACTTGTCGATCAGGGCGGCGACGGCTTCCCCGCGTGAGCATCCCATGTCGAGGATGTCCGTCTTGTCCTGCTGGAAGTGTGCGGCCAGTTGAAACGTGAGTTCGCGCATCACGTCATACTGCGGTATAGAGCGTGCGAGCATGTCATCGAACACGTCGGTCACTTCGTCGTCGAACGCCCACTTGTCCTCGGGCATCACATGGTCCGTGCCGGTTTCTTTACTCATGATCTCTCCTTCGCATTGTCCCACACGCGGGCCATGAAGTCGTTCACCTGGTCGACGGTGGCCGCGTCGTTCCACTGCCTGTTGATGCCGGACGGGTGCGGCAGGACGGCGCAGATGAATCCGCGCGGGTGTACGAACCACTCCAGCATGTCACCGCCCGCTATGTTGAAACAGGACGCCACGTTCTGTCCGAGCAGGAGGACGCGGTGACGTCCGTGCAAAGGTAGGCGACAGGCTTCCGTCCTGGCCTCGCCTTTGGGGAAGGCATCGCCTTTGCCCGACTTGCCGGGCCAGTAGGGTATCAGGTTGGCCCGGTCCGTGGCGGCTGCGAATTCTTCGACGGTCATACCGTGGGGTGCGCCGAAGCGGCGGTATGCCGCCCCCAGGAGTGGGCGGCCTCCGTCACGCCCCGGTGCCTGCCCCACGAAGAACGGGCGGCCTGCGTTGACGGGCTCCCGTATCTCTTTGGCAATCACGCCGTTCATTGCGATGTCATTCGACGATTTCATACTCATGGTTGCTTGTGACCGGATCGAGGATGTTCATCATGGCCTCTATCCAGGCATCCAGGTTGATGTCGGCCTGACTGTCCGCGATCTGTTCGGGCGGCGACTTCATGTACACGGCGGACGGGTAGTTGAGCGTGCCGCCCAGGCCGCACCGCAGTGCCAGGTGGCAGATGCGCACGCAGTCGATCACGCACCCCGCGCTGTTGGGACTGTCCCACACCTTCAGCTTCAACTCCAGCTCGGACGGCGCGCCGCCGAATCCCGACAGGTGCATGTTGATGTAGCACCACTTCTCGTCTTTGAGCCACGGCACATAGTCGGACGGAGAGATGTGCACCAGGTCGTCCTCTATGTCATACTCGGCCTGCACCGCGCCCGTCTTGCTTTTCTTTTTCGAGGCGAGGCGTTCATGGTCGAGCATGTTGCGGAAGTCCATGTTGCCGCCGAAATTGAGCTGGTAGGTCTTGTCCAGGGTGTAGCCCCTGGCACCCACGAGGCGAGCCAGAAGGCGATGCAGTATCGTCGCCCCGAACTGACTCTTGATGTCGTCGCCCATGAGGGGCAGGTTGCGCTCCTCGAAGGCGGCTTGATACTGCGGGTCGGACGCTATGAACACCGGGATCGCGTTCACCATACCCACGCCCGCCGTCAGGCACACGTCGGCCCAGAAGCGGGTGGCGACTTCGGAACCCACCGGGAGGTAGTTGACCAGGACGGTGGTGTCCGATTCACTCAGGATGTCGGCATAGAATTCGACGTCCTCCTCGGAGGTGGGTCGATCCCCGCGTCCGTTCAGGGCGGGCAGCACCGATCGGTAGGTTCTGCCCAGGCCGTCCATCACCGGGCTTTCGACCACCTGTACGTTGCGGTGCCACGGGTCGCGCACCATCTGCCAGGTGTTGTTCTCACCCAGGTTGATGGCGCGTCCGAGGTCGTGACCCACTTTGCGCGGGTCCACGTCGAAGGCCGCACTGAACTGGACGTGCTCCGGCGCATAGGGGCCGATCATGTGGCGCACCAGCCCTTCCTTCGTGTCGTTGTCCGCGTAGTATTGCGTGCCCTGCACCAGGGCGCTGGCACAGTTGCCCACGCCGACGATGGCCACCCGAGGATGATCGTGTTTGACTTCCGTGAGATTGCTCATGAGATGTTTCCTTTCGTTACCTACTCCTGCGGGGCCATCCGTGATGCCTGGCACCCAGGTTGACGATTTGCCCATTTCCAGCGTCCTGCGTAGGACCGGGTGCGAAATGTGCGGTTCACCCTGCCCCGTGTATGTGGTACACGCAGGTTCAACGGTTCGCTCCTTTCATCGTTGACCACAACCTCGTCTCAACGCCCCGCAGCTTGTCGCCCCACACGGCGACGGCATCGCGGGACACAGCCCACAGTGGTGACTCACGTGATCCGATCACCACCGTGTTCTCCACGGCGAGGTCGGCCTGGGGCACGTCAGCCTGTTCATGCTCGAAAACCGGATGGTGCGGCAGGGGCAGCACGTCCGTCACGGTCACCGGTATCCCGGCCACGGTCATCTCATTCTCTATCGCTTCCCGCTTGCCGTTGATTCTGGCGCGGTACTTGTGGCGCACCACATACGCACCCGGCCTGATGTGGGGCCGTCGTATCCAGTGCAACCCGTTCATCGCTTCGTCCAGCACGCCGCAGTTCTCCACGCACGTCCGGATGCGCTCCTCGAGGAAGGCGAGGCTCACGCGGGCCATGGCCGCGCCCATCTCATCCAGCTTCCAGTTGTCGCCCATCAGGGTGGACACCCGCAGCTTGCGCCGCTCCACTTCTCCGAAGTCGCGGAGGGCCCGTACCCGCACTGCCAGGTGTGCGTGGCGCGTCACGACCATGCCGCCCTCACCCACGCCGTGTATCTTGGTCTGGTTCATAGAGAAGGCGGCGGCGTCACCGAAGGTCCCGCAGATGCGGCCGTCGAGGACCGAGCCGTGGGCGGGACAGGCATCCTCCAGGAGGAACAGGCCGCGCCCTTCACAGAACGGTTCCAGTGCGTCGTAGTGCGCCGGGTGGCCGTCCAGGTCGACCGCTATGACCGCCTTTGTGCGCGGCGTCACCGCATAGTTGAGTTGGTCCACGTCGATGGTGAGGGTCTGCGGGTCGATGTCCACGAACACGGGTACGGCACCGACGCGCTTGACGGCCAGGCCGGTGGCGGTGAACGTGAGCGCCGGCACGATCACCTCATCACCGGGCAGGATGCCGTGGGCCAGCAGCGCGGCCTGCAACGCCGCCGTCCCGTTCGTGACAGCCACCGCGTGCATATCGTCCACGCCGAGCCACCGGACGAATTCAGCTTCCAGAGCCGCTTGTTCCGCCCCCTGCGTGTACCGTTGCGATCGCAACACCCGCTCGGCGGCTTCGAGATAGGCCATATCATAGAGGTTCGGCCAGTTCACCTTTGGCCTCCAGTTCTTTTCGGATCTCGTTGTAGATGGCGACGACCGCCTGGTGTCCGTTGTTGACGGGCGACTTCAGGAGCGTGTCGTGCCACTCACGCACGCCGCTGTTCACCTGGAGGGGCGAGTTGCGACGGTAGTACCCCCGTTTCCAGAAGTCGGGAAAGGCGCGGAGGGCGATGCCCTTCTGCTTGGGCCTGTTCAGCTCCGCATAGTCGAGGGCCAGGGCGTGACTCACCAGGGGCTCCTCCGAGTACGGTTCCACGAGCGGGACGCCGCAGATGCGGCCCATGCGGTGCATGTTGCCCGTGCCGCAGTTCGTGTTCTTGTCATTCAGCTTGGCCGCGCGGTAGGCGCGGGCCGATTCCTCACCCTCCTTGGCCCACAGCATCGCCACCTTCTTGTCGTCCAGACACACGGCGCCCGTCCCGACGATGGCCCGGTCGAAACCGTCGGCCTTCATCTGGCGGCACATGTACATGACGGGCTGGCTGCACTGGACGCTGGCCTTCTTGGACACGCCGAGCAGCGAGATGACCTCTCTGATGTCGTTTAAGAGCTGTTCTTCGTTTCGGGGTATGACGATAAGGGTAAAAGGAAGGTCGAAGTCGTTGGCCATCTTACGGGCCACCTGTACGTCCGGTATGTCGGGTCCGGTCAGCTTGAAAGAATAGCAGGGTGGCCTGCCGCCGAGTTCGAGGGCGGCACACAGGAGCGTGCCCGAATCCACGCCGCCCGACAGCATGATGGGCAGGTCGATGTAGGGCTGCATCGTGGTGAGGAGTTTTTCACGCCACAGGGCGGCGACGTCATCCACGGTCTATCCTCCGCAGGACGCCATCGCGCACGGCAGAGGCTATGTGGTACATCATGACCGGCGGGACGGCGCGTCCGAGGCGTTCCCACTGCTGTGAGTAGGATCCGGTGAGCTTGAAGTCGTCAGGGAAAGCACAGATGCGCCGCAGCTCGGCCATCGAGAATTTGCGACGCTGGTACGGGTGGGCGACGCTGGCGGCGGGCTGTCCGCCCATCGCGGTCACCGTGGGACACGGCAGGTCGGGCCGCGCCTTGATGAAGTTGAGGAACTTGCCCTTCTGTCCCGGCGCGAGTTTGTCCCACTCACCGGCCAGGGCCGTACCCTCTTTGATCTCCGATTCATCCTCCACCACGAACAGGTGGCCCACGCCGCTGGCGCGGACGCAGGGGGAGGCGTCGTCCGTGAAGTCTATCGTTTTCCACTGGCCCGAGCTGTCCATCACCAGGCGGGTGCCCGGCACGTCGGGCGCGTCCTTCGTGGTCTCCGCGAAGTGGGCCGCCTTCATGCTGCCGCCCTGCAGGAGCGTCGAACTGACCTCCTGATCACTCGGCACCATCTGCGCCTGCTCTATGCACGGCACGTCGGTGTTCCACTGTCCGGACGACTTGCTCTTGCTGTGACGCACGATCCAGGGTATGGCCTCCCGCACCGTGTAGTAATAGGGCAGGGGCTTGGGAAAAACGGGACGCACCTTCAGGTCGTTGCGGACGCCCATGAAGAACACGCGCTCCCTGTTCTGCGGAACGCCGAGCCACTTGGCGTTGAGCAGACACGCTTTGGTGTCATAGCCGAGTGCTTTGAACGTCTTGAGGAACTCCTTGAACATGCCCTTCGACACACCTGATATGAGGCCCCGCACGTTCTCGGCCAGGAACACCTTGGGCTGCATCTCTTTGATCAGGCGGGCGAACTCCAGGAACAGGTCGTCCACGCGCTGTTTGGTGTCCGAATAGGCGTTCACCTTGCCCCACCCCTTCTCACGCTTGCCGGCCAGCGAGAAGGAGGCGCAGGGGGGCGACCCCTCCAGGAGATCGAGTTCACCCACTTTGATGCCGAGCGTGTCGAGGATGTCCTGGCCCTTGACCTCCCGTATGTCGCGGTGGTCGAGGGGCGTCATAGGGTGGTTCATCCGGTACACCTCTTGGGCCGCCTCCACGAATTCAGAGGCCCACGCCACACGAAACCCGGCCATCCGCATGCCGAGACAGGAGCCGCCCGCACCGCTGAAAGTGCTGACGACGGTGTACCCGTTGGGCGGCGTCGCTTCTATCTCTGACATAGAGGGCACGACGAAGGGGGGCTTGTCAACTGGCTTTGCCGGACCATTCGTACCCGCACTTGGGGCAGCAGTACTCCGTGTCGATTTCTTCGTCGTGTTCCGGGAATTCGTCGGGCGGCTCATAGGCTTTTTCGTTCTCCAGGTGTTGGTGCTGTATCATATTGGCCAGGAGGCGCAGGCCGTCGTTCTCGTTGGTCACTTCTTCACCGACAGACCCCATCAGCAGCCGCAGGTTCTCCCGGTTGGCGTAGATCATCTCGCCCACCTTGTCGAAGAACACCAGCAGTTGCTTTTCCTCCTCCTCGCTCACGTCGACGAGCGTGAAGGGCACCAGGGTCTGCTCGTCCTGGTCCAGTGCGTCCCATATCCGTTCGTGGCCGTCGATCAGGTTGCCCGTGCGCTGGTTCTCGATCACGCCAGCGATCCAGCCGAACATGGCCAGTATCTCCTGCATGGCCTGTCGCTGTTCGGGCGGGTGCTCACGCCAGTTCAGGGGGTTGGCCGTGAACTGGTTGGCGGGCTTGAATCCGGTGGCCACGATGCGGGACCGGAAGCGGGCGAGCGGGTTGTCGTTGATGTCCGGCATAGCGACGGTGATGCTGCCGTCGTCGCCCCGCGTGATGTTCAGCACCTCCGTGTCAGCCTGGGGGGGTGCCTCTTTCTGCGCAGATGTCGTCGACGATGAGGGTTGCTTCTTTTTTGCGGTTGCCATGCGCGATCTCCTTCGCGTCGATGCGGCGGTGGACGTGCAGGTACTCGACGTCCTCCTGGGTGATGGTGAGGGCGAACTTCCGTTTGTCGAATTTGGCGGCTTCACCCACCTCCACGTGAAACGGCTTCCACACGCCCTCCGGACAGGCAGAGCTGTCGGCCTTGCCCGTAGCGAGCAGGCTGCGCACGTCCGCGTCCGAGAACCAGAAAGCAGTGTAATCGTGATTGATGGTCATCGTGATGTCCTCCCGGTCAGATGCTGTTGGTTGTGCTATGCCCGAAAACATACGTGGCGTCTGCGGAGGCGTCAAGCCGTTTCTTTCACCGCCGTCTGCCGTCGCTGTATGCGGGCCACGGCGTGAATGTCCAGCACCGTGATCTCCGGCGCGGCCATGCCGCGCTCCTGCGCGAGGTAGTCATTGAGCGGTATGCGGAGATAGACGGACAGGTCGGCTGCGCTGATACCCGCGTCCGTGCGGGCCGTCCTAAGTGCATACCCAAGCGTGATCCAGCTCCGCATCTCGGGCGATACGTAACCTTCACCTTTGCAGCGCGGACACTGTGCCCGTTCCTCGGTCGGCAGTGTGCCGACACCGACGCAATCGGGACAGATCAGATGTTTGCGATTCGACATGAGGTTCCCCCTTTCATATCTCCCTCATGTCAATATAACAAATAGAGTTTATTTTGTCAAGTGCCTACACTTCGACATTTCTACACGGTCTACGAGTGAATTGTTCTACACGGTCTACATCTCGACAATTCTACACGGTCTACATCTCGACAATTCCACACGGCGTACATTTCTACACGGTCTACACGTCTACATTTCCGCACGGTCTACACGTCTACATTTCTACACGGCGTACACGTCTACATTTCTACACGGCGTACACGCTGACACTTCTACACGGCGTACACGCTGACGACGGCGGTGATAGGTCCTACCTACACCCGGTCCCGAATTATCGCGCCTTCCACTGACCGCGGTTCACCGCCGCCGTCGGCGTCGTTTCACAGCATGCGCGCCTCCTTTCTGTTCGTGTTGCTGTGCCTCGATCTTCTCGATGTCTATGTCGGGCGGTAGGTCTTTGCTGGTGGGCGTGTCTTTGGTGAGGGCCTCCGCCTTTCTCGCGTGACGGCGGGCCGCTTCTCTATCGCCCCGCTTGCGGGCGGCGGCGACACGTTCGAGCGCCTTGATCTGTTCGGTGGGTAGTTGAGGCATGACCTGTGCTCCGTTTTTTGGGGGCCATAGCTGTCGTCTCTCGGACGAACGGACTCACAGGTATATAAACATACGGGTGGCTGTCTTGCAAGGGTCTATTGCGTATTTCCTGATCCGCCGCACGTCGGACACGGACGATCGCTGTACCGGAACACGGGGCGGGGTGGCCCTTTGTCTTTGCCGGTACCCCGGCAGTCGGGACAACGGGCCGGGCCGACGACCTCGACGGGTTCCGCGCAGAAAGGGCAGAACCGGATCGGGTATTCATCAAGGCCCGCCCCTTCGGGCCAGCAGTTCCACTTCCAGATGTTGACGTCACAGTCCGAGAAGTTGGGAAAGTCGGATCCGAAGTGTATCGCGCCGCCGTCCCAGGCGTCCTTCATGTCGTCGCAGCAGTGCGTGACGGACGCGGTACTGTAGCACCCGGCATTGGGTTCGCGGGTGTATTCAACTCTCATCCTTCTTTTTCCTGTCATAGAGGTCATCGACGCGGCGGGCCAGCTTCTCGATCTCCAGTATCATACGCCACCGGCCTATCGCGTACACCAGGTCGCTTTCCGCCTTCGGGTTAACCCCTTTGAAGGTGACCAGCTGATCCGCTTTGGCGATCACCAGCTCCTCCGCTCGCCGCTTCTCATTCTCAAACGCTTGATCGAGAATCAAGTAGGCCATCATCACCATCCGTTGTTTAACATGAGTTTCATCATGTCGATGCGTTGTTGTTTGAGACTGTTCAATGCCCTTTCGTGAACCACAACACGCGTGGACAGCGACTCCAAGGCGACACGGTAGGCTTCCGCTTCCGTGTCATGCACGCTACGACTGCCCACCTCTATAGGCCACTTGATTTTCTTGACGCTACAGTCGAGGTCCACCATCCACTTCTCATTCTTGCTCATTGGCGATCTCCAGCAGTACGTCCGCATGACACGGGTCGGACAGACTGCACCAGCAAGCAAGATTGACGCCCTTCAGCTCGGTCCGTATCTTCTCACGCAGGGCCACCTGTTGATGGTGCTTCGAGCGCACCCACTTGCGGTACTGGTACACCGCCTGTTCGGGCGTCAGGTCTTTGCCCACTTTGAACGGGTTGCCGAAGGGCGTGGGACGGCCCACGTATTTGACGGGCAACTCATTGGGCGAAGTCAGTTTCTTGCCTTTGCCGCGTTCCCTCTGGACACGCACGGGCTCACTCATCGTCATTCTCCTCTCCGAGCAGTTCGATTGCGATTTCTGATTCTATGATCTCCACTTCCCGCAGATGAAACCGGCCGTGCTGGACATAGGCCGTCTTGAACCGGAACGGCGCGGCAGCCGGGTAGTACATGCAGCCGTTGCTGATCTCCTCCAGCAACTGCGCCAGGTCCGCCTCCACGGTGTCTATGTTCTCTATCGTGTTCATCGTAAATGACAGGGACAGGATCGCGGTATACAGCCGGTCCTCCGTTTCCACGAAGATACGACACATGCCGAGCCAGTGCCGTTGCTCCCCGAAATAGTACCACACGGTCATGCGCAGTACGTCGGCCACCGGGTCGCGCCTGTTCTCCAGGTGGGCGTCGATGATGAGGGCCGCATCGGGCACATTCGTCTGCTCATATTGGTCGGGCGGGATGGGCGTGAAATTCATCTGTCCTCCTCAATTCGATGCTTGGGTGAAGGCGCTGGTGCTGCCGAGGTATTTGTGGTCGTTCATCTCTTTGGCGAACCGTTTGGCTCCGCCCTCTGACGACCACTCCACCTGATGCCCGCAGAGGTAGGTGTTGCTGAGCGGGTAAAAGAAATCGTGGTAGTCGTGGGGCCGTGATGTATCGCCGCCTACGGTATGCGTGCTCTTGAGCAGGAACCAGATGATGCCGAACCGGGACCGCTTCACGCACCACACCGGATCAAACGTACTGTGGGACTTGCGCTGTACGACTTTGAATCGGTAACGAAAGGGGTTTCTCATGTCGCCTCCTATTCAGGCCATTCTCCAAATAATGCAAACATCATAGGTATGAATACCAATACGAAAAACATCAGCAGCATCGTTCCGATAATTTCGACGTTGCCAGCCTCCCGACTACCCACCGGTTTCTTGCATGATAGAAACAGTGTCAGAACAACGATGATAATCATACCCACGAATAAAGTGATGCCTATTAATGTATTCATGGTCATCTGCTTTCCTCTTTTCCCTCCAGCATCCTGAGGGCGTGTCTGAGACAGTCCGCGCAGATGAAGGTCGTCGCGCTGTCCCAATTGTATGACTCACCGATCATGACGAGTATTCTGGTGTGCCCGCACTCCGGACACATGTCGGGACTTTTCTGTACCTCGATCACAAAGACGTTCCCTTCGTTCCAGTGCTGCCGCGAACTCCGGTATACCGAATGTGAATCCGCGCAGACGGGCATAGGCCAGGACGATCAGCATAAACATGGTCATAAAGATAATAACCATCGGTAGGTCCTGTGCGCAGAATACGATTTTATACGGTGCAGCTCCGATTATTTTAACCTGGGGTATCACGGTGTACCTCCTGTCAGCAGTTCAAGCTGCTGTTTGATCTTCTGGCGTGCGGCGTCCGCCTTCTCCACCTCTGCGTCCGTGGGCGCCCGTTCTGTCGTGGGGGCGTGGCTGACGGCCACCTTTGCCTTGACGCCGAAGCTGTCGGCCAGCTCTTTAATCGCCGCCGCCGCCTGCTCGTCCGGCAGGTCGGACAGGTTCTTGAATCGCGGTTCACTCGCCTTTCGCTTCGCCTCCTCGCGCTCACGCTCGTCCCTGAGCATGCGGCCCACCGGGTGCTGCCACGGCTGCCGGCGCTCCGTGCGGAACAGGACCGTGAACCCGGTGTTCTCCGAGTGGGCGTGTTCCGCCGTGATCACGGCGGGCACCAGACGCTCTATGTCCGCCATCGTGTAGTTAAAGGGCGGCTCGGTCATGGTGATCACACAGTCGATGCACTGCTCGATGTAGTCGGGTGTGGGTAGGCGTGCCTGCTGCTCCAGGGCGGCTATGACGATCTGCTTGTGCCAGGCATAGGCGGGGTTGTGGCGTTTGGTTTCTCCGGTCATGTCTGTCCCGCCTTCCACCTGTCATACAGCCCTTGTGCGCGCACCAGGGCCACGTCGAGTTTCGAGGACTGAACACTGCCGATTGATTCACCGGCATCATCGTAGAGCGTGATAATGAAACCGTCGTCCCAGGTTTCATACCCTCCGAACATCTCAAAACCACGCCAGAGGGAGATGCGCACCTGCTCCGCTTTCTGCCTCTTGGTCATGCCTTTGTTGGGCGACATTTTCCGTATCAAGCGGCTCATTTCCTGCGTCATGCGATACCTCCTTGCGTTTCTCACATAGTCTGCCTGAAAAGTATACCGCCGTTTACTTTCTGTGCCACGGCGGGTAGTTGTGCTGACTGTAGATCGGCCCGCCCCATGCGGAGCCGACCACAATCATGATCATGCCTATCAGGATGCCGATACCTATAGGCAGCAACGTCCACTCCAGTATGAACGTGCCGAAAACGAGTGATCCGGCGGCGACTATGACGCCGACTACCACGATGATGTTCGCCATGATGTCCCTCAACATTGATGTAACTCCTCTGCCCAGGAGTGTTCGGTTTATGAGGATTCGTTTTTCTCCTCCTCTTGGGGTTGCGTGGCTTTCAGGTGGGCTTTCATTCTGGCTATGCGTTTCAGCTCCTCCTCTGGTGACAGGGGTGGGGTAGTTTGTTTATCTGTTTCAGGTGACGATAAATGAAGATCATTACTCGTATTCTTGGTAACACCTATTTTTCTTACTGGGGGGGTATTTTTCTCCCCCCCTGGGGGGGTAGTTTTTCCCACCCCCAGGGGATGGTTTTTCCCACCCCCCTCATCATCAGGGGGGGGTGGTTTTTCCCTCCCCCCCCTATCTGGCTCATATTGCGGTAGTTTTAATGCGGCTTCAAACAGACCGGATAGGTCCCAGGTATAGCGATTTTTTGTTCGATCATATTGTCGCACCAGATACTTTTTTTCCTCCAGCCAATGCGTCGAGTCCTTTATTGAATCGAGCGTTTTAAGGCCCATCTTCTTGCGCAGGGTATTCATCGACGGATAGGGCAACCGGGTAGCCTTATAGCGATAGCGTAACAAATGAATAATAAGTATGAACACAGGATTTCGCAAACCCAACGCGGCTTGATGGTCGATCAGTTCATTGGGAATTTGCGTGTGTCTGTTGAAAATCGGATGATCACTGAGTTCAACTGTGGCATCATCATCTGACTTGCTCATATCCACGCCCCTCATTGAAAGCCTGTATTTCAGCATCAGTGAATGTAGCGCGGTACCTCTCCAGAACGTCAATCAACCACTGCACCTGTTCATGTGACGGTATGTGACCGGCTCCTGCGGAACGCGGCGTCATATCTTCTTGACAGAAGTAAAACAGCGGCCCGTCGAAGGGTGCTTGAATTTTGATAAATTGATCTTGCGGAAATTCTGATTGAATAGCAGATGGCATGATCGGCGCTCCTTCCTGACAAGGACCGTGAGTCGCGCCCGGCGGGTGAATCAGGCACCGCGCCGGGGCTTCAGCCTGTCGGCACTCCGGTTGCAAGCCGGAGCCTCAAATTCAAAGATAACAAATTGGGTGGCTTGACGAAAGCCACTCCCCACATTTTTTCCTTATGCTGACGTCGGACCGGGGGGCGGCATGGCGTCCGCCACCCCGGTGTCAAACACAAGGAGTGTCAAGGACCAGGGCGGCCCTGACAGTAATCAATATAATATCCTATACTCAATTTGTAAAGATTTATTTTCCCACCCACTGCAAAATGTCACCCCAACTGTCCAGCGTCACCTGCTGCCCCGTGTCGTCCGCGATGGCCTGCGCCAGCGCGAAGGACGGACGCTTTCTTCGGTGGGCCACCGCCTCCAGGTACATCACGTGGCGGTCGAGGCGATCTGCCATCGCCGTCCGTTCGCCGTATTTCAAACCGTCCCAAAACTCCGTGAATGTCATGCGTTCCCCCTTTTGATATAGGATAATAGAACTTGATAGGTCTATCCGTCAAGATAAAACACAACCTCATAGCGTTTTTTCTCTTGACAAAATAATACAATCATATTATTTTGTGATAGTGATGATACGATTTCATCAACCGAACCCACCCGGACACCGCCACGGTGTCCTGAACACAAGGAGGCAAGACCATGAACATGTCCGCAGAGATCGGTGAACTGTCTACCGCGCTGACCGCAGTGCAGGCAGAGGTTAAAAACGTGGTCGCCGATCAAAAGAGTTACTACGGCAAATACGCCAATCTCGAACAGGTGCTCAACATGGCCCGTCCGATCTGGACGAAGCACGGGCTGGCCATCAGCCAGTTCCCGGTGTCCGAGATGCAGATCAGCACCCACGACGGCACGCCGATGGCCTTCGCCGGCATCGAAACGATCGTGTCGCACACGTCCGGACAGTGGCTGTCGGAACGCATCGTGATGCACGTTCAGCCCGAACTGACGGACGAGGGCAAGGAGGCGTTGTCACTCGGCCAGGTGGCGGGCAAGATCATCAGCTATGCCCGACGGTATTCTATGAACGGCATCCTCAACATCGCGCAGGAGGATGACGACGCATCGACGGCGGGACAGCGCGGCGGCTCCAGCAACGGCCGTACGGTACGCAAACCCGACGACCCGGCCACGGACAAGCAGAGGGCGTGGGTCGAGAAGATCGCGAACCGCAAGGACCTCACAGATGAACAACGGTCACGCCTGAAGGCGAAGCTGGCGGGCACGCTGTCGAAGGGCGACGCATCGGAAATCATAGACCACTTCCAGGCGAAGGACAAGGCCGCGAAGGAAGCGGCGGACGCCGACCCGGTTGACGAGACACCGGAGGGTACGGCCACGGCTGAACCCGGTGACGAGGAACCCAAGTCATTCGATGCGGATGACGATTTGCCCTTCTGATTATCGGCCCCGGTGTGGTCGTAGTCGTCGCGGCCAAAACCTTCGTCGGCACGCCACCGCGCGGCGGCGGTCCCACCGGGGCAGCAGTGCAGGACGGGGGTGCGCGTAGAAGGTTGAGTGTTTTGGGAGACGCGTTGCGTGATGTCGGTGGGCAGGCATCACATACAATCAGTCCGGCGCAGTCCTGGGAGAACAAAGCCGGGCGATGCGGGTACGCGCAACACGAGGACATAGGAGGGCGCGTTACGTGGCGTCGGTGGGCGGGCGCCGCAATCACCAACCACAAGGAGGCAACAGATGTCCAGCAGACCCAACCCCAACAGCGAACGCGACACCACATCGACGTTGATGACGTCCGGTGAAGTGGCCGACCTGTTCGAGGTGTCCTATGAGACCGTCAAGAACTGGGTGAAGGCCGGTAAGATGAAAGCCTGGAATACGCCGGGCGGACACCACCGCTTCGCCCGCACCGAGATCATGGCGATATATAACGAGATGACCGGGGCCACGCAGAGCAACGGCCACAGAGCGAATGCCTGTCCGACGTGCGGGAGGCCCTATAAAAACGGAGGGACCGATGCGTGACTTCACAGGATTCCCCGACATGCACACGATTGTACCGGAAGGTGAAAAGGGTACCGCCAAAGTCAAACACTATGACGTGGGCAAGGGCGACAGCTTTCGGACGATGCTTTCCCACCGGCCCGGCCTCACCCACGTGCCCGAAGGACGCTACTGCAAGTTGATCGTTGACGGTTATCTCGTCATGTCGGACACACAGATGGAGAGGTCCTCCAACCTGACGTTCATACTGAACGCGAACGGCCACGTCCTCATAGGCGGGTTGGGCCTCGGCATGATCGTACATCCCCTCATGTCGAACGACGACGTGAGCACGGTGACCGTGGTGGAGCGATCGCCCGACGTGATCGACCTGATACAGCCCACCCTGCCGAACGGCAAGCCGGTGACGGTCATCTGCGCGGACATCTTCGAGTGGGACCGTGACAGAAGTATCAAATACGATACGATTTATTTCGACATCTGGCCGGACATCTGCGAGGACAACCTGAAGGAGATCGCCCGGCTGCACCAACGGTACAAGTACGCGCTCAACCGTGAGAACGAGAAGTGCTGGATGGGCTCCTGGATGCAGTCGTTCCTGCGGTCCGAGCGGCGCGCCGAACAACGACAGGGAGGATTCTGGGTTTGAACAACACGAACTGGTACCGCAAGATGACGGAGGCGCAGCTTAAAGGGCGGCGCGTCGTGGCGACCCGCGATTTGCAGACGGGCCAGATACGGGTACCGGCAGGGACGGTCCTGACCGTCCAGCGCAAGTTCGGCGGGCTGGACCTCATCTCCGACCCGTGTCCCCACTGCGGCATCCGTCCGTTCCTGCGCCGCGTGCCGCCACAGGCTTTGAATTTGCTCGACTGATTCGGATGCACTATGAGACAGAGAGGAGGCTGCCTATGAAGCAAACGGGGGATTGTCAGCCCGGTGCGCGATAACAGGTTCTGCTTGACACAGGCTCCGCGCACCGGGCCCCAAACACGCAGTCTAACGGACGAACGCAACAGGGGAGGTATAAAACACTATGACGCAGGGTGAAGTGTTCATAGGACCCGCTATGACCGCACAGTATGATTACTGGAAACGGGGCAAGCCTGTCAACTGGTTTTACATTCAGTGCCTGTACGCTGAACCGCTTGGCAGCGATGTCGTGGTGGCCTTGCCTACCTGGGAGGACAACTTGATCTGGCCTGAATTTTGAGAGGTGTCACATGACTGAAGAACAGAAGGCCGTGCATTTCGAGACCCTGCAGCACGTCCGCGAAGTGCAGAAGCGGCTGAACCACGTCATCGCCCACCTGATCGTGCGCGGTGAAACGCATGACGCGACCAAGCTGCTCGAACCCGAGATGTCCGCGTTCGCCAGGGTGACGCCTCTGATGAAGGGCACGGAGTACGGCTCACCCGAATACCGGGCACAGCTTGCCAGCATACGGCCCGCCATCGATCATCACAACGCACACTCGCGTCATCATCCGGAGCACTTTGAAAACGGCGTGTGGGACATGACGTTGATCGACGTGACCGAGATGGTCTGCGACTGGTGCGCCGCCGCCCTGCGCAACCGCAACGGGAATATCCTCAAGTCGGCAGAGAAGTGTTTCGAGCGATTTGAGATAGATGACCAACTGGCCGCGATCATCATGAACACAATACGCCTGATAGAATCGAGAGGAGTCACTGATGAAAGCGGTGGTGACGTACACCAAACTTGATGACGACAACAAGCCGATAGGAACACCCGTCGAGGAGGAGATGCAGGTGACGAGTCAGGAATCCGCCACGACGGACGCCATGACGATGTTCAGTCATTTTAACCAAACCCTGCGGCCAGGGGAGAACAGACGCAAGCCCCTCAAGATCGTTCTGTACAGCGGGGCTGACGAGACACCGCATGAGTGGGAAAAAACGTCGCTGGTCACGGAGGCCGGCGGCTATGACAAGATGCGGTGTAAACGCTGCGGCGTCACCGGTAAACGGTACGGCCTGGGACAAGGCAGCGTGCAGATCGACGGTAGATATAAAGCCAAGAAGTATCAATTCTGTGAAGGTAAACTCGGTCAAACCGGAGGGACCGAGCAGATCATTGAAACGATAGAACTGGAACGGCCGCGCTCAGAAAGGAAAGAAAAAGTGACGACTCCTGATCAACTGCTGCCCAAACTGACGGAAACAGAAGCGTGGGCCGAGATGTGCAAACGGTGTCGCGACGGTGTGCGCCGCATACGCAACGGACAGGAAATGCTGGTCGAAGGATACTGGATGGTCGGTTCCGTCCTCCTGGAGTACCGGAAGGACGGCGGACGCCTGGGGGCCTACGGTGACAACGTGGTCAACCAGTTCGCCGCCGACGCGCAGCTCCACCGCCAGAGTCTGTATCAGGCCGTGGACTTCGCCAACGACTTCGGCACGTGGAACGACGCCCTGGGCCTCCTGGACAACCTGGAGGCGGCGGGGTTCTCCCGCACCTGGACGTCCGTACGGAACCGCCACAGGCTGCTCGGCGCACCCGACCCGATCACCGACCCGAAGCAGGCCGACAAGGTGGGTGGGCGTGACGCACAGGTGGACCACCTCATCCGGTCCCTCGAAGTGGCCAAGGATGCGCTGGTGAAATACAAGGACCACGGCATACCGGAGGAATACCGAACGGAGGTCGCCGGGGCCATCGCGCAGTTCTCCCTGGAGGGCGTGCCCCTGGCCGAGGAGATTGAACCGGGCGTCATCTTCAGCCACGTCACGTCACCCGACGGTGAGGACGAGCAGGAACCGGCGCGACCCGCGCAGGCCATCACCTTTCAGGACATACCCTATGAAGGCGACCTGACGGCGAGGGTGTACGAGTTCATCATCACGCGCCCCTGCACCGGCTGCGGGGATCCGTCCGTGGGCTTGCTGTCGTTTCCGGACGACAACCCCGACCGGCCCGACCACCATAGGTTGGGCGTATGCCAGGCGTGTCTGGAGGAGGGCCAGAAGAACAGGGCCGCCTTCTGGGGCGCACATCGTCATTCGATCCTGTCGTGGCTGTATGACACGGTACAGGCGGCGGTGAAGGAGAACATAGGGTGGCGTGAGATCGCGGGCGGCAGGATCGACCCGTTCACGGAGGCAACGGCTGATGCTGACTCCTGAACTCGCCAAAGAGTATTTTGAAATGCTGAACGCGCTCGAAGCCGCCAAGAAGAACTTTCACCAGGTATGCGGCAAGGTGTTCAATGCCCTCCAGGTGAACAACAATCGAAGTGTCTATGTGACCTTCGAGGACACCCTGTGGAAGCTGACGGCGGGTGAGGGGGTATACAGCCAGCCGCCCGACGTGGTGCTGGAGGACCTGACACCCCAGGATGAAGTTATTGACTTGTGATTACAGTGATGCTGGTCGAGGCCAGCCCAGGTGAACTTTTGCGGGGCATAGCGCGGTGACGCTTTGCGTAGCATAGAGCAGCATGGCGAACCCGAGCAAAGCAGGCCATAGCAGGGCGGTGTTTGGCGATCCGACGTCTTGATATGCGAGGTAAAGCCGAGTACTGCAAACCACAGTTCAGACGGGAGTACATAGTGATCAAGCCGAAACGCAGGAAAAAGAAGAAACGGAAATCGAAACCCACCTTCTCCACCGGCCTGTTCTCCGGTGAGATGATGCGGTGCGGCGTCTGCGGGCGGGAGCAACAGAGCGACCCGAACGTGGAAAGCGGCTGGACCCGGTTTCAGGCGGATGATGAAGTCGGCTACATGTGCGCGCAGACGTGCCTGCCGCCCGGCCTGTCCGTAGAACAGGTGTCGAACCGGGTCCGCACCTTCGTGAGTTTTCTGGCGGCGCAGCGTGCCGGCGAGATACCGAAGGACCACACGGTCGATTCGTGGGCCGATATACACCGGAAGGAAACGATACAGGAATACGACGCGCTGAAAGCGACGGGTGCCATACCGGAGGGTCTGTCGTTGAAGGGCTGGATTCTCCGTGAACAGCGTCGCCGGGTTCTCGGAGACCTTGAAGATCATGAGGATTACGATGCGTAGCGTAACAATGCGCTGCACCCCGAAACGCAGCAGTGCCAACCTATTCATAGACCTGCAAAGCAAAGCGTCCCAACGACAGCCACAGCGGAGTACGCCATACCAGTGCATAGAGAACCAAAGCGTCGCGTGCCACGGCAGACGCATCGCATTGCGTGGCGTGCCACGGCAAGGCCACGATCAGCGAAGCCGAGCGAAGCCTTTCATTGCCAACTCAATCATTGCGTATCCAAGCAGAGTATTGCCGAGCACGTCAAAGCGTTCCAGGCCATGTCGCTGCAAGCCTACGCTGGCCCGACCGACGCCTGCCAAAGCACAGTCCGAGAGGGGGGAGCGACCACATGACATAAATCATACGATCACAGCGCGGCCTGCCGTCGCGATCAACGGCAACGCAAACCAATGTACAGCAAAGCCAGACGTACCTTTGTTCTGCCAACCCCTGTGATCCTGCGCAACGCAGATCACACCAAACCGAACCACCGCCAGGAGGTACCGCACCATGATAGCGAAAGTCGATGTTGAAATCAGAGGATTGCCGCCAGGGTTGCTGATGCACGCTTTTCCCTCACAGCCCATCGAGAACTTCGACAAACTGCCCAAAGACGAACAGGCCGAACACGCCGCCTACCGCGACGAGGACACGCAGGAGCTGTACGTGCCCGCAGAGAACGTGAAGCGGTGCGTGATCGACGGCGGGGCCTACAGCAAGGGCAAGGGCCGCGCCACCCTCGCCAAGATCGCCGCGGCCTGCATCTTCATCACGCCCGAGAAGCTGTTCCTGGGCGTCACCGAGTATGCCATCGACGAGCGCACCGTCGTCAACAAGTTCATAGGCGGCGGCAGGGTCTGGTGCTACAGGCCGCGCTTCGACGAGTGGCGTTTGAAATTCCAGGTAGAGTACGACGACGAGCTGATCACTGAGCAGCAGTTGAAGAAGGTGGTCGACGACTCAGGCCGCCTGGTGGGTGTCGGCGCATACCGGCCCGCCAAGAAAGGCTCCTTCGGTCGTTTCCTCGTCGTGGGGTGGGAGCCGGTGATACTGAAGCCGGGCAAATGACAACGTACCTCCGCTCCCCTTTGCCTTGCGGAGCTGTCCACGCCAAAGTGAAACCACGCGCACCTGAGCACATCAGAGCTGCCCCCGGCAACGCGCAGATAACCAAGCCTCGGCCTCGCGCAGTGCTGCGGCGCTTTGCACGCCAAAGCGGAGCAATCCCAAGCGAAGCGGACATCGGAGGAACGGAGGACAACATACAGCGTTCACGGCACGCCATACCTACCCGAAGCCAACCGGAGCGTTTCACTGTTTCGCGCACCATCCCGTTGTATAGCGTGCCAAACCAAGGCCAACCATGACCTTTCCAGGGCTGACCGAACCACAGCAGAGGTATCTACAATGCGCAAGATCATGTTCACCGATGAAGACATCACCGAACGCCGGGCCTTTCTGAAGAACCTGCTCACGGGCGCGGTGACAGTCGGTACCGGCAAGGCCCTCGATGTCCTGTCCGGTCCGACGCAACCCACGGAGGCCGACGCCTACCGAGCGATCAATGCTTTCATAGATGAATACGAGTTGAAGCCGGGAGAACCGATGCGGGTGTCGGGTATAACGAAACTCGTAGAAAAGGTCATTCTGCTCGAAGTCGAGATGGCGATGTTGAGAAAAGCGATCACCAGATGATCATTCGGAGCAAACCAATGTCAACTCACGCGTCGCGTACCACTGCCCTACCCTGCCATGTCTACCGAAGCACGGCGGACCGGAGCGGCGCAATGCCAAGCACATTCCACGCAGACCAACGCGCACCGTCGCAGCGTTCCGCGGAGTAAAGTGATGCGAGCCAAACCAAACCACAGGAGGACTGATGAATACCCTGCGTGACGTGATACAGGAGTTCAGGGACGGCAAGTTCGACCCGGCCAGCCACTACGACGCCCGCAAGCTGCTCCAGCATGAGAACTGCCGGCGACTCGAATCATTCCTATTCGAGGACGTGTTCCTGCGGTCCCTGGCCGTCGCCGTGGGCGACGGGTCCCTGGTATCGTCGAACTGGTATTACATGCCCGACGAGAAGGACGGCCCGCCCCGGTACTGGTTCCGCGTCGTCACCAAGACGGAGCCGTGGCGTATGCAGGTCGATTCCCACGTGGCCCGCACCCTGTCACAGTACAACCAGGTCGTCGTAGCCGCGCAGTACGACGCGAAGCGGAAGGACTTCACAGGCCGCCTGTACCAGAACGGAGGGTGGGAGGACAAAATGCCCATCGACCAGCTTCTGACGACCTACAGGCTGACCAGAGATCACCGGCCCCTGGTGCGCCCGTGGGAGGGCGCCCGACAGCATGAGGAGAAGGACCGCACCGAGGACCAGCGTATTACCGCCCTCGAAACGGTGCTGACCAAGCTGGACGACGCGGAGCGTGAAAGCCTGATACACAACAGGCTGTTCGTGTATCACGTCCTCCACCCGTGGTACTGCGGGTGGCCCGCCGACGTGGACGGCGTGGCCATCGTGAACGGCAGGGTCGAGTTCTTCGAGACCAAGCGCGTCAACCCCGGCTGTCCGGCGAAGTCATTCCTGTTCGAGCCGCACAAGATGCTGTACCTCGAACTGCTCCAGCAGATGAACCGGTGCCTGCATACCGTGTTCATGGTCGATCCGATCTGGAACAAGCGGGCCAGCCCCCTTCCGATCCTGGAGGCTCCCAAAGACCAGTGGGTGCGGTGGGTGCACGTACCCCTCGATCACGACAGCGCGTTGCAGTTCGAGCACACCACGCTCGGCATACAGGGCATGCACGGCGAGGACACGCGGACGGACCGCCTGATCATCCCGTGGTCGATGTGCCGCCTCATAGGGTCGGTGCGCGACATCAAGTTCATCATCAACTCGATGACGGACGCGCACTACGGAGAGAAATACCCACTGGCCTATGACGACCTGAAGTATTTCAATGACGCCTGCATGGGGAGGGTTTCGTGAGTAAGGTATTCGGATTGTTCAAGCTGCTCTGGTTGGGGATAGTCATATTCAGCGTGACCATCAGTATCGAACCTCTCATCAGGCCGTTGATGCCGTTCACCTGGTACGGCTTTCCGTCCAACCTCGACTGCATCAGCTTCATCATCGTGTGCGGGTTTTACGGGTTCCCACAGAAAAGGAGGTCCTATGTGCAGCAGTACGTTGCCTATACCCGAGGTCTGCAATAACTGTGACGGTACGGGCCAGGTCGATGACGACGGCGCGCCGCAGGTCTGCTACAAATGCGGGGGCAAGGGCGGGCTGGTTTTCTGTACGCCGTGTGAGGGCATGGGCCGCACGACGAAAGCCACGCCCCTGGATACCCTGTGTCCGTTCTGTCGCGGCCTGGGGTGCGTACCCGTCGTCCTCGATCCCGGCAAGACGACGGCGTGCTACAAATGCCGGGGTGAGGGCATACTGAAGGGGAGTACCGATGAGGAGGAGCCGGACGAAAGGTGTTACGTCTGCAACGGCTGCGGACAGACCATCCCGTGTCCCGCCTGCGGGCATGAAGGCGGGAAGGTCGGGCAGACGGCCTGTACCTGGTGCGGCGGGCGCGGCGTGATACCGTGGGCCAGCTCGAAGGGCGTGGCCAGCATCCTGGAGTTCATCAAATGCCCGGCCTGTGACGGTACGGGCGCCGACGAGTGTTGTCAATGTCAAGGGAAAGGAGAAGTGCCCATCATGAAAACAACGGAGTGTCCGGAGTGCGGGGGGACGGGTATCATCGGCGGCGGTGACGTACACTGCTCAGTGTGTTCGGGTACGGGTGAGGTGGCCGTCGTGTCTCAACAGGCGGAGGATCCGAAGGACGAGATCACGGGGCTGGCTCTGGTGGAGGAGAACGTCATCCTGGTCATGCAGGAGGCGGCCTACCAGCAGAAGGACAAGGTGGCCGGTTGCGCGTCCGACGTCAAGCACAACGAGGAGCACCTGGAACGGGCACGCGTGACGTTCGAGCATGAGGCCCGCAAGCTGGAGGCGGTGGCCCGGTTCCTGACGGAGCACAGCGGGTCCACCTGCGACTGGTTCATAGAACTCGGCCTGAAACCCGATCCCGACGACGAGGCGCGGGCCGACAGAGTGGAAAGGAACGTCCTATGAAATTCATCATCATAAAGCGGGGCAGCTACAACAAGCAGAACGAGCCGGGGTGCTGCAAGACGATCGAGGGCATGTTTTGGGCTGAAAAGCCGAAACCCGCACCTGCGCCGCCCGACACGACCAGCGCACCGGCAGACACCACGAAAGGAGCTGGCTGATGCACCTGGTGACGTTTGACGAGATACGGGCCGCATACCAGAACGCCATGTATGCCTTTTTCGAGGGCGACGACTACGATCTGAACATCGGCGGCATCCGGTCGAATGACCTGACGGCCGATACGTTCAACGATCTGTTTTTTGTGGTCTGGAAGGCCGCAGGTGACTGGAATATGATTCAGACACCCTGCACTACGGACCCCGGCGTGTACTACCGTCAGAACCCCCTCAACGTGCGTGGAACGGCCATCATGCGGCCAGGCCAGTATCGGTCGGCGTACCAGCTCGGTTTTCACAGAGGCAAGTACCGGGCATTGACGCAGGCCGCGCCGATAGAGTTCTGGCGTGTGCAGCCCGACTTCTGGCAGAGACTTGATGCCGGGGAGGTTTCCTATATCGACATGCATGAGTGGGACAAGGCGGTGATCGGTGCCAATATACACCGGGCATCCGAACTGCGGCGGTCCGTCAGGATCGGCAAGTGGTCTGCGGCCTGCCAGGTGATTCCCGACCCCGACGTGTTCGACCTGATCATCAGCCTGGCGCAGCGACAGGTCGAGCACGGCCACGGGACCACGTTCACGTATACGCTTTTCACGGAGGCTTCGTTTTGACTGATGCAGAGCAATTTGAAGCGGTACTCAAAAAGCAATTCAAAAACCCCGACTGGTCCCACGGGTTCTACAACGGACTCCAGATGGCCATGTGCGTGATGAACCACGAGAACATCAACGCGTCCGACTTCATCCCCGAACACTTCGGCGCGATGCGTCTGGTGGGCAACTACCTCGACCAGATCAAACGCCGCCTCGACCTGAGTGCCCTCCCGAACGGCGGGGATTACTCGGAGGCGATGGCGGCGGTAGAGAAGGAAAACGATGACGCGCAAGAATAAATTGAAGCTGCTGTTCATCGGCGTGGTGATCTTCATCATCGGCATACAGTGGGTTTTCTTCTCGGAGATCGCCCGCCTCCAGGCCGTCGAACGGGCAGACAAGATCACGGTTCAGCGTGCCGACAACTCGATGCTGTACCTGTCGGTGGAGGAGGCCGTCCTGATCTACGAACAGCTCAATGATGCCCTCACCGTCGCCGTGTACGCCGACAGCACCGGCCACCGGATTCTGTGGGCCCGTACACTCGGTCTGATCGTGGACAACGTGGAGCACTACGCACCGCGCCGGTATGACCTGTTGTTGATACGCGGTCACAAGGCGTCGAACAGCGCGGACCACACCGTGATCGAATACTATGAGAACGGCGTGGTGGGCCGGTACACGATCAAGGTTCCCTACGACAGATTCCGACAGCTCCTGCACCCCAAAGAATGACCACCGGACACTCGTACGCTCGGCCTCGTACACCACGTTCCGGTGGGGCGGCCCGTTCGTCCTCGGGCGGGCCGCTGTCCTCACTAAAAACCTCTTGACAAAATAAACAATAGATATTATATTGTTACAAGATAGATGACGTCGCAACCAGACACAAGGAGCGAATGACCATGAGTGAGGACGTCAAGTACATCGGCGCACCGCCCTGTTTCCCGAACAAGATCGCGGTGCGGTGCAGGATCTGCGGGGCTCACGTTCCCGTCCGGAGCGGGCTGTCGGTACACCCCAACGTGACCAAGAGTGGTCAGTGGGAGTCGTTCTGCGGCAGGCCGCATTTCGAGCGACGGTACCCGGTTCCGAAGATCGAGCGCACAGGAGGGGGTCCGCGTCGCCGCTATGAAATACGCGGACGCCGTGACGGGTGGGCCGTCATAGAAACGGCCACCGGTCTGGAGAAGTACTGGTCGAATTCCCGCAGGGCACACGGCAACTGCGTGAGCTGGATACAGCGGAATCGAGCCAAAGAGGAGGGGGTATCGAAATGAAGTTGAAAAGAGGAACGCGTATCAAGCTGATCACGATGGTCGATGACCCGACGCCGGTGCCGCCCGGCACGTTGGGTACGGTGACGGAGGTGACGCCGGTCGAGCTGGCCCGTGACGACAAGTTCAACCAGGTGTGGGTCGATTGGGACGGACCGTACAGCCTGCCGCTGGTCTGCCCGCCCGATCAGTTCGAGGTGGTGACAGATGCCTGAGTTCATCTACCGTCTGACGCTCAAAGACGGCGACGAGCATGACGTGCCGGTGGGTACCGATCCGGACACGTCCAGCGTGGAAGCCGCGCTGTACGAATACTGCAAGGAGTACGGTATATATCCGCATCAGATCAAGCGATTCGTATTTTCACACAAGGAGGAATGACATGGCACGCGGAGAGGTCACGCTGCACATGAACGACGAGGAGGCGTATCTGTTGCGCCACCTGCTGAACATCATGACGGGTGAAACCGGCGTCCAGACCTATCAGACCGCATTTAATGCGGGTATGTACGAGATCAAAAGCCACGCGCAGTTCGACCGTATATGCCAGCAGCTTTGGGCCGCGATCCCGCGCATCACGGAGGTCAGCTGATGCAGCATCATGAAGTGCAGTTCACATCGGAAGGTCGCATCCGCCGCGAGACGGCCATGGTCCGCATCGACATCTTCGGCAAACTGACCTGGGTGTCGAATGAGGGCAATGTGGTCGATGACAAAGAGAGGTGGCGCGAGTTCGTGGACATGACGGAGGTGAAGGACTTGGGCAAGCACGGGTTCGAGATCGTGCCCCCGATGATCACGTACCGCGTCACCCACGGCGACGGTGATTTTGACGAGTACACATACGCCGTGTTACAGAGGTGGAGGACCGAATGATAGAGGAGCTGGAGCGACTGAACCCGGACGACGAACCGCGCTGGCGCCCGTGTGTGCGCTCCGGCCTCTGCTGCAAGACGGCCGTCTGCGTGGTCGGTATGCGTCACGGTGAACCGGCTCCTGTCGGCGGTGGCCCGTGTTCATTCCTGCGGGGTGACAGGCCGGGGTTCTACAGTTGCGGCCTGGTCGATGACGGCCTCGTCGACGCGGGCCAACTTGACATAGGCGCAGGGTGCTGCATGCCCCTGTTCAACCAGTACAGGCGGGAGGCCATCGACAACGGTTGGGACGGTGATATATGAAACGATACAGGGCCGGTTTCTACGGGCGGTCACGCGGTGCGCTCGGCGTGATACACTGGTGCCGCACGATCGTCGAGGGGGAGGACGAGGAACAGGCGTTGCTGAACCTCTATGATGCTTTCGAGCACATCAGCCACGCCCAATTCGAGGAGATCACAGAGGACGAGCCGCCAAGAACCGCTTGACAAAGTAAGACAGATTTATCATTTTACGGAGGTCCGCAGATATGAAAAACGTCATCACAGTGACCAAGGCGCTACAGGACGGGCGGGACACCACGATCCGCGTGGACGCCCACGGCACATCACCGGCATCCGTCACGGTACACATCATGCAGCCGGCACAGACGGACATCACCACGGCTCCGTCGGCGTCGGTGACGCTGTGGCCGCTCAACATGGCAGGAGCCGTTCCGACGGATATGCTGGCCCACCTGATCGAAGCATTGCAGGCGTGCCAGAGCGCCATCAAGATGAGAGGACATCAACATGAAGCTGATAACGACACGACAGGCGTGCCAGATACTACATAGGACGCCCGCGACCATCGCCCGGTACGTGAAGAAGGGGTGGCTCAAACCGCAGGTCGGCGGCGACAGGCACGACTATTATTTCAACGAGGAGGACGTGCGCAATTTCAAGATGCCGGTTAAGGGCAACCCCCTGTTCCGCAGCGACTGGAACCGCAAGAGTCAGCCGTGGAAAACCAAGCCGCGACAGCGGCGGGGCGTCCAGCTCTCGATCACGCAACATGAGATGATGAACCGCATACAAGAAGGCGTGCAGCCCGACGTGGTGGAAGGGTCACGCCCCTACAAGACGCTCCGCGTTCTGATACGTCACGGCCTGGTCACATCCGAAATCGTCCGCAGAGGACGCCACAGGGTGCACACCAGCATCCAGGTCGGATTCGCCGAGACAGCGTGACCTGCGGGGGCCACTCCCGGCCCCCGCTTCCCTTTGTGAGAAAAGTTTGAAAAAAATGCAAAAAACTTCTGTCGCCCTCTTGACAAAGTAACATAGATATGTTATATTGTATATAGACAGAGAGGAAAGCGACCACTCACAAGGAGAGCATCATGGCCCGGTACGAAACGACAACGACTTACACATCAGGCACACGCCAGATCGAAGCAGGCCAGCTTCACAACAGCATGAAAGCCGTCCGCGAGTTCGCCGACGAAATCTGGTCCGAGGATCCCACAGCGGTGGTCACGGTTCAGGATTTCGAGAAGGACCGCGTAGAGCACCTGCGTCACACACCGCCCACGGCAGAGCACCAGCACCGGGTCACGATGAAGCTGACGTTCCGCGACCTGCGCCGGGCACGCCGCATAGCCCACGCGATGTACGACGTGGCCAAGCGGATCTTCGAGGGTGACGCGGGCGTCATCAACAACGTGTTCATCGACGGTGGCTGCGCCTACGTGTTCGGCACGTCACCCGTACCGGCAGTCACGACGAGCAGGCTGGCGAAAGTCAAAGCCCCGACCGTCAAAATCACGGTGTACTAAACACAAGGAGAGTACGACATGGCGACCGTCACGATCAACAACCTGGGTGACGCCCTTCAACGCATAGAGAAGGGCACGCTGTTTCCGACGTTCACAGAGGATTACAAGGGGGTCATCTGGACGACCGACGACGGTGACCTCGTACAGTTCGCGCCGGGCATCATCGACATCGCCCGGTACGCCCACGGCACGAAGCTGATGCTTTCCTGAGGAGGCCACATGACCATCACGACAATCGAGGAGTTCGACAGACGGCAGGCCAGGGACCGTGAGAAGTTCGTCGCGGCCCTGGCGTTGATCGAGGAACTGAAAGCGGCGATGCCCGACCTCGCGGACGCCAACATCCCGTCGGGGTTCATGCACACCAGCCACGCTGACGCCACCGTACAATTCCAGGTGCACGATCCCGAGGAGGCCAAGGCGATCGTCCACGAAAGCGACCCGATCCCGATGGTCAGGGTGCGGGGCACGTTCCTCTCCTTCGTGCCGATCACGGGCATGAAGAAAAAGCACTGGCGCGAGAAGTTCGTTCAGCAGATCGAGCCGTTCATCTACCGCCTGGACTACGGCCACAAGTCGACCGTAGAGTTCTACCGTCGCGCCGGTGACCGGATCGTTCAGGTGGACCTTCAGGTGACGGGTACGCCCAAAGCCCACAGGCTGTGGACGCCCGGCACGAAATACACGCGGGGCGAGTGGCGGCTGGAGGACGACACCGACATGTTCCAGCAGTTCGACAGGTATGCCACGGCGTCCCACGCACCCACGGAGAAGGAGTTGCCGCAGTACGTACTGTGGAACCCGTGGGGCGTGTACATCATAGGCGACGAGATGTACGACGAGAAATACGCCGCCTTTCACCCCAAGGAGGAAGCTGATGCACCCACAGAGTAGGCGCAGGCTGACCGGCCTGTTCATCATATACGCGATCATACTGGTCGGCACGATACTGTTTCTCTGGACCTATCCGGCCCATCCGCAGGACGGCGCGTACCAGCCCGACGGCGGCACGTTCCAGGTCGTGACCTATGAGGGTTTCGTCCTGGCCTATGACGAGGGCAACGAGCAAGCGGCCTGGGTGGTCTACGAGCTGACGGCCGAGGAGGTCGCCGGCACAGAGGAACGCAAGGGGCGGTTCCGGTTCGACCCGCGCATCTGGACCGGCTCCGCACATCCGGACGACTACCGCAACACGGGATTCGACAGGGGCCACCTGGTGCCCGCCGCCGACCTGCGGTGGTCCGAGGTCGTGATGAAGCAGGGGTATCTGATGTCCAACGCCAGCCCGCAACTGCCCAAGTTCAACCGGGGCATCTGGCGCGTCCTGGAGGGGCGGGTGCGTCAGGCGGCGGTGAACCGCGACACGATACACGTCGTGACCGGTCCGGTGCATATCGGCGGCAGTTCTGTCATTCGGATAGGTAAGAACAGGGTGCGGGTTCCGGTGGCCTTTTTCAAGGTGGTCTTCGACCCTGAGACGCTGGAACGCCTGGCCTATGTGATACCGCAGAAGCCGCCCGGCAATGTGTTCGATGATCTGTCGGCGTACCGCGTGACCATTAACACGGTGGAGCGTCTGACCGGATTGAACCTGTTCCCCGGCCATCCGTGTGAGGACGAAATCGAGAGGAGCAACCTGTGGCAAAGGTGAAGCTGATCAAACGAACCGGCGAGAACGCCGGGGGCAAATACGTCGAGTTTCAGTACCCTGGACGGCGCATCACGTACGTGGCGCAGCAGGCCAAAGGCTCTCCGCAGGTCGTCAGAAACTGGAACGTGTTCCGCGTGGCGCCAGGACCCAAGGGTACCCTGCGGACACTGGCGACCACCCTATACCGGCCCTATGCCGTTTTCCTGGCGAAGTATGCCTGTCATTGGGAGGTGTAACCGTGAGCAAACCCACGACCGGAAAGTACAGCATCAAGCCCTATGAGTGTCAGAACTGCGGCCACGAATTCGAGACCGGCACGAATCACTGGGGTGAGATATACGACTGCCCGAACTGCCGTTCATTCGGTTTTCCGAACGGACAGCCGGTGGCCAAGTGCAAAGAGGTGTGTCCCGATGAGTACGACGTGCCACCGAAGTGGCGCATGGTCAAGTTGAGCGAGGTCATCAAGAAGAACAGTCTGTTGCCCCGCGATCACCTGGAGAATGACTGATGCCCGAACTGAAGGTGGGCAGTATCATACGAACGTCCTATGACACCGGGCCTTACAAGGTACGTGAGATCAAGGCCGACTGTACCTGCCCGCGATACCATGACATCATCAACGCGCACCGACGGCGTGAGTTGCCGGACGGCTCCTTCGAGTGGTACTATGTGGAGCCGCCCGAAAGCCCGCCCCACATACACATCACCTGCATCGACGCCGACGCGCCGCCCAAGAAGAAATATCAGAAAAATGACTTTTCCTGGCTCGGCCACTATCATTTCAAAGACGGCAAGTGGCGGTGTCTGTGGTCGGACGACTACATCATCATCGAGGGCGAGGATCACCGCGCCCTGCTGACCTTCGAGAGCGAGGACATACCGGAGGACAAGGACGCCGAGCAGACCAGCCTGTTTTAGCGCCTTCGCACGCGCCTCTGATGTGCCTTCGCACTGCCCCCGCCGACTGCGAACGCATTTTCCCACCTGGTGCGAAAGCACTTTCCTGCCTGAAAAAAAATCGTAAAAAAATGAAAAAAAATGCCCTTGCCCTCTTGACAAAGTAATCAATATATGTTATATTGTATATAGAACAAAGAGGAAACCACACGACACAAGGAGCAGACAGATGACACGCCAGGAACTCACGATTCACTACAGCCCCGAGTCACACAACCGGGAAACAGAAACCACCGAGTACGCGGTGTACAACAAAGCCTGGAACGACTATTATTTCACAGACGACAAGCAGGTGGCCATAGCCAAGTGGAAAGAGTTCAACGCTGACGAACTGCGGCCCGGCCAGAATTATCCGCTGTTTCACAAAGTTTTCATCGACACGCTCAGAGCCCTTTAATCAACGCAGCAGACACAAGGAGAACCAAATCATGTTACGTTTCAGAATCCGCAGCACCTACCGCACCGACGAAGAGGTCGGACCAGAGGAATACTTCAACACCTCCGATTCACTGTCCACGGTGTTTGAATATCTTAATCAGGTGAACCGCATCGATGAGTTCGCCAAGCATCTCGTAGAGGACGCCGACAACAACGTGACGATGCGGGTGTATGACAGCCACATCGACATCGAGAACACAGATGATCGGACTAACCGCGTCACCGTCAACCGGCCCGGTGAAATTCGCTACGGCCAGCCGATGCGGACCGCCGCCGTCAACTGGTCGGCGCAAGGCTCACGCAGCATCGATGAGGCCGAGAAGTATATGGCCCTCGTGAACACCGCCATCGAGTTGGCCCGGTTTCTTGAGGCCAAGTACGACGTCGAAAACCCGCCCGAACTGCCGGTGGAAGTCAAAGTCGGTGAGATAGAGGAACCGGAACCCGAAACCGGCGACGAGCATCCGTAGCTGTGTGAGTGTGCGGGGCCGCGATCAGCGGCCCGCCCGAAACAACGGGGGCGGCTCGAAAGAACCGTCGGCATAGCACAACCAAGCACGAGGAGAGCATCATGACAATCTATGATCAGAAGGAACGCGACGCGAACAACGCCGCCGCACGGTCCTATGTCAAGGGCGTGGTCGACATGGTGGTTCACGTCCTCCAGGCACACGGCCATGAGGTGGAGCGCAGCCCCCTCCGCGTCGACCGCATCGACGGCACGTTGGTGTGGACCGAGTTCAAGCCGATCAACCGGGGCACGGGCTGGCGCACCCAATATGAGAACACGGCCCACCTGACCATAGGCAACTACGGCAGTCGCAAGCAGTACCGGGAACGCAAGAAGGAGTCGCTGGCGCAGACGGCCGACCGATTCGCGGACGTCATCCTCGAACATTGGGAGAATGAGAAGGCGTCCGAGCGGGCCTTCGAGCAACAGCACGCCGAGCACCAGGACTACATGGCCTGGCTGGAGGACATAGAGGGCGCGTACAACCTGGCCAATACGTTCATGTTCGAGAAGCGGACGGCGACCGACGTGGCCCTCAAGATCAACCGGCTGAGCCGCGAGGAGGCCGAGGGCTTGCTGCGCCACCTGATCACGCACTACCCGCACCTGGTACCCCTCAAAGAGGAGGCGTCATGACGGAGCCCATCCTGAACCCCACGCTGACCGAGCAGGTCGAGCGGATCAGCTATGAGACCTTGCAGAACAACATGCCCGGTCTGCTGGAGGCCGTCGAGGAGATGATGACCGCCGGTGTACCGGACGATCAGATCATAGACATGTGCAAGCACAGCGGCCTCCAGGATTTCACCATCCTGACGGTCGAGAACGCCATGTCCCACATACGGAGGCTTTGATGTTGTACTTCATCAAGTGTATAATCATAGGGGCCATGTGCGGGGCGTCGGCCTACTACGGCTTCCCCGCCTACCAGACGCATCCGCTGAAGCTGTCGGCCCTGGCGGTGCTGCTCGTATTCACGGTCATGACCAAGAAGCGTTGGGAACCCGCGTTCCACAGACAGTGGGACCGGCTGACGGGAGGAAAACACTGATGCACTATTACGCGAGCTGGAATCATTTCATGCGGTATCTGTCCGAGCTGGAGGAGCAATACAAGCGGATGGTGCGGTCTGCCGAGAGCAAGGAGGCGCGCAACATACGGGAGGGCCAGGCCAGCGCCATCAAGCAACTGCGGGAACACCTGTCGGACGAGCAGACCTATCTGGCGTGGCGGTCCAAGGCGGATGAACGGGCCATCGCTGAGATCGTGAAGTCGCGCAAGTTCGAGGAGGGGGAGGACGGAAGGTAGGATTGCGGCCACGCTTTCCTATCGCTACAGCAGAAACGGACGCGTGGCTATGTGATTATATACCTGAGGGGCCAAATGCCGTTAGAACGCATTTATGGCCCCTTCTCGATTAAATCAGGATTTTTGGGGAACACTCTTGATGAAACGCTCCAGCCGCGTCTTGCCCACCTCTGTTATCCACTTCAAGATGGTCATAGAGAAAAAGCCGATCACCGCGTACTGGAACTCCTTGGTGGTGTCGTTGATGACGAGTACCTTGCCCAATATGTCGGGCACGCCCGTAGCGTGTTGCTGCGCCGCCACCAGCAGGAACAGGAGCGTGGCCGCCAGCGCATAGGCGTGGTCCGCCAGATACCGCCGCAGGCCGTAGTCCTTGATGTAGCCGCGCCGTACGCTGATCGACTTAAACAGGTGTATCAGCAGACCCACCACGCTCCAGAAATAGAAGTATAGAATGATGATCACGATGTCCACGAACGCCTCCTTCATTTAAATGTTGCTCAACTTATAATCGAGCACCGTCGCCACCGCCGCCGTACCCGCTGATGATATGCCCTCCAACCACACGTCCGTCTTTTCCTCGATCTCCAACTGGTGCAGGTCGTGGGGCGTGTAGTCGGTGAGACCCGTGAACCGGCGCACCAGCCGCTTCGGGCTGAACGGCGTGGTCACGTCGTCGGCATTCCGGGACTGCCATAGGCGCAGCTCCGCCGCCTTGGTCGTTTCCACATACGCTTCCAGGTTGTCCAGGTAGGCCCGCTTGCCCGCAGGCACGCAGAAATGCGACTGCTCCGTCTGGCCCAAGCCGGCCTCCATGTAGGAGAGGGTGATGCCAGCAGCCGTCCGCACCCAGATGTTGCCCGCATTGTTGCCGTGGTAGGTGCCCACGCCGCCGTCCTTCGGGAAGAACCGGTTGACGCGGAAAAACTGCTTGTTCGCGTAGGCCGTGGGGTCCGTGCCGTTCATGTTGATGTCCGCGCTGATCTCGGCCAGGGTGACGGGCGCGAGTCCCTGCACCGTGATGATCTGACAGCCGGATCCGCCGTCGTCGTCGTTGCCGTCGTCGCTGATGGCCTCTATCGACGCGCCCGCCGTGATATGTCCGGAGTATGCGCCGCCGAGCGTCCAGATGTCGTCGCCCCCCGTGGTGACGGCTCCGAAATACCCGAACTTACCGTCCAGGCCCACATTTTCATCGGCGCCACGCGCCAGGTCGAAATCACTGAATGACATCAGGCCCATCCTCCGTATGCGTTCAAATTTCAGTATCGTTGCTTTGTTGCGATCGCTGATGAGGCCGCGCGACACCATCCGGTTCATCGACGGCCCCCTATCGGTCTATGCCCAGCCACTCGTACACCTTGTCCAGCCGCAGCGTATACCACGCCCACAGGTGGAGGGGCGAACGGTAGTTTTCCTCACCGGGCCGGATGCGCCTCCGGTGCTGGTAGAAATCGTCGGCATAGGCGTACACGCCGAACGCCCAAAAGGGCACGACCCACCAGCCCCACGACAGGGGCAGCAGACAGAGGACCACCAGGTGGGCGTGCTCCGTCCACCAATAGCCGCCCGGCATGCGGGCCAGCCACCCGTCACCCAGGCCGCACCACAGCACGACGAGGGCGATGATCACGAACAGCACCTGCATCTCATAGGCCACGTCACTCACCGCCTATCCCGAGGATCATGAAGGCGAAGGCCAGGCCCGCGATGATGATGATGGCCCCCGGTATCACGACGTGCATGATCCGCCTGGTTCGTTCACTGTACGGCATCAGGTTTTCCTCCCCTGCTTGACGGACTGTATCACCCCTTCGAGCATACGGCCGCCGAACCAAAAACCGAGGACCATCTGTACGACGGTCCAGAATTGCGCCGGCACATTGTCAATCGTGATCGACGTCCACCCGTTCAGCAGAATGAACAGCTCGATGATGACCGCGTAGGTTATGATAGGACGGACCGATCCCCGCAGCAGTTTTATGGCGACGTGCTGATCGTCTGCCGCCCCTTCATAAGCGAGCATGAAGTCACGCCAGTCCGCGTCGGCCTGGCCCGCCTCGTCCATCGTTGCCATCACCTGCTCTTTGATCTTCATTTCAAGTGCGGCACGCTGTTCGGGATCGAGGGCGACCCCTTCTTTATTGAGGAACGTATTGACCACCGCACCGATAGGGCCGGGAATGAGGGACCCTACCTTTGCGATCAGTTTCAGCGGATTCGGAAAGCCCATGTGTCACCTCGATCTGTTGTGGCTGTTGTCTGTCTCGTGGTCCCGGAAGTGCTGCCGCGTAGTTTCGAGATCACCCTGCAATTTCTTGATGTCCTCTTTCTGCTCCGCGTTCATCGTGGTGTTGCTCTCGATGATGAAGGCCCGGCGTTCCACCTCTTTGTCCACGCCGTCCACCTTGCTCGACAGGCCGTTATACAGCAACCCGAACACGACGACCAGGATGCCCACCGTACCGCCGAGCGTCGTCCAGAGGAACTTGTGGGACACGCCCTTGCCGTTCTGTTCCTTCTCGTGGCGTGCCCACATCGTGTCCACGCGGGATAGAATGTGGTGGTCATTCAGCTCCTCACACACGCGCTGATGATTGTTGACCAGAGCCTTCAGAGGCGGCGACGCGGTTTCCATGTCGTCCTTGCGCCCGTTGATGAGCCTGTCGAGCGCGATCACCGCCTGGCAGTTCTTCTCCGTGTCGCCGATCAGCTTGGTGAGCAACGCCTGTATGCGAACCGTATCCTCCAGCGAGATGCGGTCTCCGTTGCTTTCGGCTCCGGTGATCGTGAGGTGTTTGTCCTCGGTCATTAGGCTCCCAATCTGACGTTGAGTTCGGCCAGCGTGATGTCGTCATTCGTCAAACCCTTCGTGGCCTTTTTGAGATGCGTACCCAACGCCTGGTATACAGCCTCCGTCAGCCCGTTCAGCTCCGCGTCGTCGCCCTTGATGAACACGGGCCGTCGCTGCCGCACCTGGCGCAACACGGTTTCATTGGTGCTGCCCGTGAAGATGATCACCGGTACATCCGTCATGTTCTGGCGTGCCAGAAAACCTTCGACCTCTTTGAGCGTGTCCGCACCCTTCGAGGTTTCCAGATTCAGGTCGAGAACGATCGCCGCCGCTTCATGGTCGAGTAGAAACAGGAACGCGTCTTCGAGCGTGCCGCGTGAATGACACTGTACCACGCCCTCCGTCATGATCTCAAACCGCATGGTCAGCATCTTGCCCAATACCGGGGAGTCTTCGATGAACAGCATGTCCACATAGTTGTCTGAACATTCGCGGTTCATTACCATCACCTTCTCATTTGACCTTGAAATCAGGGTCGTTTTTGGCGTCATCTTCATTTTTCTTGTCGATGAATTCCACCAGAACATCGGACACCGTGACGCCAGGTACGATGTCCACTTTGCTCTTGTCTTCATAACGGCGGACCTGGTATTTCTTCATGATGCGCGGTATCTGACAGAACCCGTGGGGCAGCTTGTCGCGGTCCCACTTCGTTTCAATGAGCAGGGGCATGCGTTCATATTTCTTTGGTTTCTTGGGCATCAGCGCAACACCTCCACCCTGAAATTATCCCACCGGGGGATCGGTGTCCACGCCGCGCCGTCGAGATCGACGCCAAGTATACCGACCTGCGTTTCCCCCCTATGAAAATTCGACGTGTAACTGATGACGGAACCGGTTTGAAAATGAACCCCGATCAGTGTATCGTTCACTGCGATCAACCGGATATTATGCCACTCGTTGTTTCCCACGACACCCGGTATCTCAACCGATGCCCTCGGCGTGAATGTGGCCCCCAGGTCGGTCATCTGATACAAGATCATATAACCACCGATGTCAGGGTAAGCATCAGAGGCCAACCACAATGACCAGCCTTCGTAACTACCGTTTTCTCGCAACGATACAGCCACAGAACATCCCTGATCGTCACTCGCATCAAACAACCCCACGCGCGCCGTCACGCGCAACATATTTTCCTCGCCGACGTCGAGGGCATTGTATTGCGCTTCTCCAATGGCCGATGAAGGGTCAACCTCTGCATAGTCATTGGTAGCCAAGATTTGAGCATCGCGCCATAACTCCGTCCAATTCGTACCGAACACGCTCTTGTTCGGCAACCGCGATGTGATAGCTATATCCGAAGTGACTGTGAAATCATCGAACAGAATGGTGCGCCATCGCGGAGCCGTCTGCACCGCCCGTCCGAAGACTGTCGGGAGTATGAGTGACATGGCCGTTTCTCAGTTCTGGAGGAATCCGAGTTTGAGGGTGATGCCCGAGGCGGTGTAGGTACCCGTGCCCCGGCTGATCGCGGCGACCCACAGGCTGGTGGCCGACGTGTCGGCCTGCACGCAGATGGCCAGCCCCTGCTTGGTGACGAGCTGCGAACCCACCAGGTCCACATAGTCGCCGGTCTGTATCTCTATGATGCCCTGTATCTCGTCCGCGTTGGCATCCGTGATCGACACCGCCGAGTTCTCCGTACCTATCGACACGTTGGTTTTCAGGATCACGATGTCGAGGGCCTCGCCCTGATCGTCCTTGTCGAGCAGGACGATGCTGTGCAGCATCCCGGTCCCGTTGTTGACGCGGATCGCGTTGGCGACCTCCTGCGTGTCCGCCAGCACATCCCCATCCGCGTAGGCCGACGTGTCGAGGGTCAGCGTGACCTCTTTGACGATCGCTTCACCGCCCACGTTCTGGCCGTGCACCTCCGTGGCCGTCGCCGCCGTGTTGACGGTATCTTCATCGGAGGCGAGCGTGACGGGCAGCGACGCCGACTTCGTTTTTTGTCCCAGGCTGGCGGGCATACGCTCGAACGCCCACTTGACCAGACCGCGTAGTTTGCCCGACACGGTTCCGGTGGTGTCCGTGATTACCGCCGCATCTGCGGTGGAACCCAACGGGACGTTCGCCCCGTTCGCCACCGTCGTCGCAAAGTTGCCCGACCCGGCGTTGGCCGTCACCGTACCGGACACCGTGACGGTATCTTCATTGCTGGCCAGGGTGACGGGGAAGGAGGCGGCTTTGGTTTTCTGTCCGAGCGAGGCGGGCATGCGCTCATAGGCCCACTTGACCAGGCCGCGCAGGAACCCGGTGAGCGTCCCGTCCGAGTCGGAGGTTATCGCCGCATCATCGACGTCACCCACGGCGGCGTCGATCAAGGCCAGGGTCGTTTCCGAGGCGCGGTCCGTCACCAGTATCAGGGGGTCGCCCTCAGCGTCGCCCGTACCGCTGGCGAACTGCACCCACAGTGTAGAGCCGTCCGTGAATTGTACCTGCTTTGCTACGGCCATCATGCACCTCTATGTTTAGTCGGCCACCATCAACGCGAGTAATACAGGCGTGAAGTAATAGGTCTGTTCCTCTGGTTCCGGTGCGCCCGCGGACACGCTGCCTTCACCCGGCGTCCGGATCGTGTTCAAGGCGGGCTGCACCATTCCGGCGCGGCCCGGTGATATGATCGTGCTTTTGATCGGGGCCATGATTCACCTCACGGTGGGGGTTGAACGATGCGCTTCTTCAGACCCTGCGCCGTCAGTAGGGACTGTATCGCGCCCGGCGTGTCAGGGTCATACTCGAAAAAGACCGTGCCTGGGAACGCGCCCACCACGCCGTTCAGGGCGTTGAACTTGCCCCGCGTCGTTCCACCGGCGTCACATACGTGGGTCGCCGCCGCGTCCACCGCATCAGCAGCACCCACCAGTTCACACTGCATATACTCATCGTACCACTCCTCTGATTTCTTGGGACCGAACACGGCGATGAACGGACCCTGCTCGATGATGGTGTATCGGTGGGCCACGGGCACGATGATGAAATAGAATACGTTGTCAACTGGCGGCGGCATAATATACTCCTTTTACGGGTACCATTCTCGTTTCATCGTGTTAATAAGATTCACGATGGTCGCTGCGGCCAGGGCTTCGTCATACACCAATACGGCGTGCACATAGCCTTCACCATAGTTCGTGCCCTCCTGCCACGATACCGCGCCGATGGTGAACGTCGACCAGTTCTCCGCGATCGCCATGTTGTTGGCGGCCTGCGTACCCACGAGCTGCTTGTCGTTGTAGCTGTACGTGTGGTGCCACTTGTTTGTTTTGTTGTCGAGCGTGACTGCGGCGTAATGCGGGCCGTCCGTGTCGATGTAATCGTACTCGCCGACTTCGGGGTTCCACCGAGACACGTTCGCCAGGCCCGGTTCGCTCTCCGAGTCGAGACTGTTGAGTTGAAGGTTGCCGTCGGGATCGTGCCACACGCCCGCGCCGTACTGATCTTTGTTCGGTATCGAGGACAGCCCGCCCACGCCGTAGGTGCTGTACTGCGTGACGCTGTTGAACACGAAGATGACGGTGGCCCCGTTGTCGTTCATGTCCTCGAAGGCCAGGCTGACGTTCAGCCACCGTATAATGTCGCCCACCCCGTCGAAGTACCACGCCGGATAGCCGCTGCTGTAGGCATCGATGTAATACCGGGCGCGTGTCGCATCACTGATGGCCTCACCGTAAACAAGCGGGTCGGGCGACACCTGATTCAGGTTCTCGATAGTGTATACCCAGTTGCCGTCGTCCGTCGCCGGGTTCGTCCGTTCTTCGTCGCTCCACTGGTTGTTGTCACCGCACTTCAAGAAGAGGATCAGGTTGTCCTCCGTCGTTCCGAAGTCACGCGGATCGAAGGGTGAAGCTTGACCAGGGTTGCGCAACTGCGTGACCGGGTACGTGCCAAAGGCGGGGCGTATCATGCCGGCATACTCGGTGTTGTATAAAACTCTCGGTCCTCGTCGGTTCATGGTCCGCCTCTCAAAATATCAGGTTGTACAGTAGATACCCCAGGCCACCACCGCCACCCGTGATCGCCCACCACCACCACCGCCGATACCACCTGCGGGGCGCGACGGGTTCCGCGTCGAACACCAGCTCCGCGACAACGGTTTCTCTCGGCTGCGGAGCCTGGACCTTCGTGTTGGCCGGGTACCGGGGACTCATGTTTGGGGAGACGAGTATTCGTGTCCGTTTCATGACGCATCACCACGTGGCCAGTGCCACCCGCTTCCAGGTGTCGGTTGCCGTACAGACATAGATATAGGACGTACCGGCATCATCGCCATACGTGATGTGACCCGCCGTGCCTGATGACCCGGTGGCCGCTGGTTTGTTCGACGTGTCCAGATACCCCGTACTCAACAACATGTTTTCGAGTGCCGTGATCAGGTTGTTGAGGTCCGACGCTTTGATCGCGTCGCCCACCGTCACTTCTGCCCATGCCATACGAAATCCTCCTCAATACCAGTATGATTGTCCTAGGCCACTCGCGCCCGGTATAACCTTGAAGTCATTGAATCCTATGTCGCCCGAGCCGGATCGGGCCTGATGATAGATGCCGTGCCACTTGCTGTCCGTCGTGTCCGCCTGCTCCGCCACCTCCGCGCTGGAGCCGTCGTTCAGGTTGTGCGCCTTGGCACTGACGCCCGTGGCCGTCATGAGGCACGTCACCAGGATCGAGTCGCCCGCGTTCACGTTCATCGTGTTGGTCACGCCCACAGAGACCTGAAGGCCGTTGGCGAACTTGATCATGTAGAAACTGGAGGAGGCGTCCTCTATCTGGACGCGCCAGTGTTGGCTCGGACTGACCCACCGTATGAGCAGTCCGGAGGCGGGCACGCCCGAGTCGTTCAGCACCGGGAATGTGCAGACCACTTCACCCACGAGGACGGACGACAGAACGATGGCGCCCGCCGTCGTGTTCGCGCTGAACGGTATGATGCCGGAACAAATGTTGTTGCCCACGATCTGGAAGTCGGGCGTGGCCGCACCCTGCGCCGAAATCTGTTTCCAGGTGCCGCCCCTGTCCATCAGGCGACCATCGATGGCCGTACCTGGTGAACCTGTGAACGTGTCGAGGATCGTGTGCGTCAGGCCGACGGTTCCGATCTCGTCCGCCCAAAAGCCCAACTCCTGCTGCTTGGGTATCGTGTTGGCGAAGTATGAGAACTCACTGTCCGCGCTCCACCGCGCCGTGTCCGCGAAGGAAGGCACGTTCCACAGGGTCAGGCGTGACCGCAGCCGGTTCCAGTCGCGGTCCACCCCGCGCACCAGCATCGGCACCTCCGAGAAGTGGGCCCTGTCGAACACCACGCTGTCCGTCAACTCCAGGAGCATGGCCCGGTGTTTGAACTCGGCGGTCACCAGCGACGTGACCCGCTTGTTGATGAGCAGTTCACGCCGCGCCTGGTTCTCGGCTTTCGACGTGTCATACTGCCAGTAATACCGGACGGTGCGGCCCGTGATCACATCGTAGTCTGTCTGGCTGGTCGTCCCGTCCACGGTGAAGGACCCGTTGAACGACAGGTGGGCCGGGTCGTAGTTGTACCGGGCTTTGATGCGGTTGGCGAACTGGCGGTTGGGGTCGTCGTGCTGAGTGAAGCCGCCCACCATGTCCTCCTGCCGCAGGAGCGTGCCCGACGGTGCGGCGGGTTCGCGGAAGGCCAGCGTATAGCACCCGCCCGTCACGTACAGGTCGTAGCTGAACTCGTTGGCGACCTCTGCGGCCCACGCCATGATGTTTTTCGACTCGTCCAGGAACCGGCGTCCTTTGAGCGTGGTGTCCACGTTCTTGGTGTCTATGAAACTCTGAAGGTCGATGCGGGCCGCGGGTATGGCGGCCTCCACGTTCATCATGTCATAGAGCTGATCGACGGGATGCGTCATCGCGTCCGAGAAGGAGCCGGGCAGATCGACGCCCGATCCGGTCTTGCCCGCGATGCGTGCCGTCACGATGTCGGACGACGCCGTATAGGTCGTGATGGTGAACCGCCCCTGCGGAGCCGTGGACACCAGGCTGTGGGCCACGGCCACGCCGTTGTGAAACACCTGGCCCACGGACACGATGCTCGATCCGGAGCACTCGAACAGGTTGGTGGTCGTGTCTATGCAGGTGCAGGGCGTGGTGTTCGTCGGGCTGTCCGTGAAGTCGCCGTACAGGATGGGCACCACACGGCCCGCGTGGAACGGGTCGATGTCGGGGAAGTCATCCTCTGTGTACTGCCCCGTGGGAAACTTGGTGTTGTCGCGCGACATCGCGTTGACGACGCGGACCCACACGTAGTCCTCGGACCGGCTGATGCCGGTGGGGAACTCGATGAAGCCGGTGAATATCAAGGAGTAATCGTCCACCGTCGTGCCTTCACCCGCCCGTATCTCGACGTCCCTGTTGCCCCAGATGTAGTTGTCCAGGTCGTCGCTCAGCCCCTGGTCCCGGTTGTCGAGTTTGAGGGTGAACGAACTCACACGCGGGATGGGCTGGTAGGTCGATTGAAACTGCTGGAGGTCGGCGGTCGATTTGATGTCGAGCCGCCCGTCATACGGGAAGCCGTCGTCCAGCGTGACGTGCCGTTCTGCGATGCGCAAGGTCTTGCCCGTCAGTTTGATCGTGACGAGGACGTGCGTCTTGAGACTGACAGCTGTGGTGTCGAGGGCCATTACCATTGCTCCGCGAAATTCATTCGTAGGGTGCCGTATTCGAGTTGTATGAGGCTTTCCTTCAACGGGCTTGCTATCTTACCGTATATCGTGTCCCTGTTGAATCTATGGTCATTGGTCGGGTCGAACGCGATCGCCATGGGGAGGCGTGTCCCCCTGTTCTGAAACATGGCCAGCCACGAGTCGCGGTCCCCCTGGGACAGGTTGGTCTGGTTGATGCGGTACACGTAGAACTGGTCCACCTCTCGGCTGTAGGTCTGCATCCCGTCGGCGCGGTCCGTGATCGACGGGTCCTCTATGCTGCGCTGTGCCCGCAGGTCTTGCGGTACGGTAGGCTCGAAGTACTGGCCTGCCATCAGGCGGCCCACCTCCCAATAGGTACCGTCATTCGCACCCTGGACAGCCAGCCGCCAGTACCGGTACGTGCCGGTGGCGAAGGACACGGCCTTCTCGAACAGCACGCTGTCCGCGTTGGCCGGTATGGTGAGGCCCACGTTGAGCGAGGGCGACCCCCAGCTGTCAGATGCGTTCCCCTGTATCGTCAGGAGGGCCACGCTGGTCAGGTTGTGGCCGAACACGGCGATCATGTCGACGGCGGTGGCCGTGCCGAGGTCGTAGACGGCCCACGCCATCTGCGTCGTGCCTGCGGTGCGCCAGGGTCGCCGCACGATGGCGTTTTGAAGGTTGGTCGCCGGCAGGTCCGTGGTGTCGCTGTTGGTCGTCACCGTGGCTCCGTCGAACACCGACGTGTCATAGAGGAAACGGGGCTTGATACCCGTCAGGGTCGCAGGCATTACAGGTCCTCCTCGATGCCCTGCTCGAAAGCGAGGGGCGTGCCGTCGTGCGTCTCATCGCGAATGATCGGCATAAGATCCTCTCTGACGAACCGGATGATGTCGGGTGCGTTCCGGTCTATGTCGAGCGTCTGTATGGTCAGGTTGACCGTCGTGCCCGCGCCGCCGCCCGCAGACGCGAGCTGGTCCACCACTTCACCCAGGCGCGACAGGGGGGCCACGATCTCGGGTTCGTCCTCGGCCATAGACACCATGCCGCGGAACGGACTCGTTACCACACCGCCGCGCCGGAACATCAGCTCTCCTTCGGCCAGCGACATGGCGATCTTACTCCGCAGGTCTGTCACCCACTCCGCGAACGTGCCAAACGGCTTCCACAGGGTGAACCCGGCGACGCTGAACGGAAGCTGTTCGAACTGCGACGTCATGTTGTTGATCTGGTCGTTGGCAAGGGCCATCGTGAGCTGTCCGCCCTCGAACATCTTGCGCAGCACGTTGAGCGTACCGCTGACGACGCCCTCGGCCTGTATGGTCCGCTGTTTCATGAAGTCCTGGTTGCGCAGCTTGCCCGCCGCGATGCGTTCTTCGAGGGAGATGCCCGACGGCAGAAATGCGTCGAGGAGTGCGCCGAACACAAGGCCACCCGCGCCCGCCGCCAATCCGCCGAGTGCGCCTGCACCCGCCGCCGCCGCACCACCTCCACCAGCAGCCGTCGCACCACCGCCAGCCGCAGCCGTCGTCGCTCCTGCCGCCGCCGCACCACCGCCCGCGCCAGCCGCAGCCGCCGCACCACCACCGGTCAGTGCGCCTATCGCCGCCGTGGTCCCGGCACTCGCGCCCGCTTCCACCACGGTCTGCGCGACGCTGCCTGCGCCGCCGCCACCGCCACCACCGCCGCCGAAGATGCTCGACATCGCATTGAGCAGAGCAGTGAACGCCCGCGCCGCCAGCATCTCGGCCACCATGTTGATGAACATGTCGAACACGCGGCCAAAGAAATTCTTGAACGCATCCAGGAGGCCGTCCAGGTCGAGTTTGAGGACGGAGATGAAACCCTCCTTGAAGAAGTCGCCCAACGCCCTGGCCGTACCCGCACCCAGGTCCTCAAGCTGTTGTGTGGTGTCACCCCACTTGGACACGATCTCCACGTAGGCATCCAGGAACCCGTCCACGAACTTGGCCGACATAGACCGCTGTATGGCCTCCGCCGCCTCCACAACTTCGTCCCTCATGTCCTCGGCGGCACTACCCACCAGCTTCAACTTGCGGGGCGCGTCCTCACCGAGTTCTTCGATCTTGCGGTCCAACTGGCCCACCATGTCCGTGGTGTTGGGCAGCGTCTTGACGGCCAGCTCGCGCAGGGTGGGGGCCACGCCCATGTCCGCCGTGTCCGCCAGGTCCTCCGCGTTCTCCTGGAGTTGCTGCAACACCCGGCTGAACTCGTCGCCCTTCTCCGTCACCACATCGATCTCGGCCCGCGTGTCGTCCAGCGTTTTGTTCAGCTCCAGCATCTCATTGGTGAGGCCGGTGTGCTCGTTCTTGAGGGTCTTGACTTTGCCTTCGTAGAGTTTCACCGCATCGAACCCGCCGCCCAACCCTTTGTTCACCGCCGCCTGCGCCGTCACCAGGTCGGCCTCCGCCTTCGTGAGGTCCGCCGTCACCTGGGCACGCTGTTCCCGCACCTCGACGAGCCGCTCCTCCGTCTCCGCCTCCTGGCGGTTCAGTTCGGCCAGCATCGCGTCGCGCAGCTCCTGCTTCTCAAGAATGAGCGCCTTCACCGCCTTCGTGTTGACGGCGACGGCCTCGCCCGCGTCGTTGAACGTGGTGGCCTCCACGCCCACCTCACGCGAGAGGGTCTTGGTGATGCTGGCCAGCTCCTTCTGCTCCTCTTTGGTCAGGGCCGTCTTTTCGTTCAGCTCGTCATAGCGCAGCAACAGGTTGGACAGCTCCTTGGCCTGCCTGTCCATCGCTATGGCCCCCTGCGCGGAGGCGTCGATCATCTCGTCTGTCCGCGTGAGCCACAACCCTATAGCCACACCTATGGCGGTGATCGCGGCCAGAGCGATCCCGATAGGCCCCGTCAATGCTGTAGACGTGCCGAGCAGGGTGGCGAAGGCGACCCACGCCGCCGCTAATTTGGGAATGATGAGGAGGACCGCGCCCAACGCCGTCGCCATCGTGCCGATCACGCCCACGGTCACGACGATGATGCGCGTCAGCTCCGGATTCTGCGTCATCCACTGCGTCATAGCGTTGATCACTTCGATCACCGTATCGACGACCCTGCGGAGTCCGCCCTGCAGCCCGGTCTGGCCCGTACCCGACAGGGCGATCATGAAGGTCTCTATCGAGGATCCCAACAGCCGGAAGGAACCCGCCAGCGAGTCGAGCAAGGTTTCGGCCATGCGCCGCGCCTCGCCCTCGCTGTTCTCCAGGTCACGCGTGAACTGCTGGAGGGCGGGCGATCCCGTGTTCTTGAGGATGGTCGCTATGTTGCCGCCCCGTTCCCCGAATATCTTGAACGCGTCGCCCGCAGATATGTTCGCGTCCTCCAGGTCGGACACGATCTCGGTGAGCGACTTGTAGGAGCCGTCCAGGTTGGTGGCCGACAGCCCCAACTCCTGCATCAGCTCTTTGTTCTCTTTCGAGGGGTTCAGCAGGGAGGTGAGCATACGGCGCAGACCCGTACCGGCCATCGTCGCCTGTATACCCGCGTCGCCCAACAGACCGATGGCCGCGGCGACCTCCTCCATCTCTATGCCGAGGGTGCCAGCGATGGGAGCGGCGAACACGAATGCCTGGCCCATGTTTGCCACGGTGGTGTTCGCGCTGGACGCCGCTGCCGCCAGGATGTCGGCCAGCCGTGCGGCCTCCGAGGATTCTTCGTTGAAGCCGCCGAGCGAGGACGCCGCGATGTCGGCGGCGTCAGCCAGAGCCAGCTCACCCGCCGCAGCCAGGTCGAGGACGCCCGGCAGGGCGTCCATGATCTCGGTGGTCTCGAAACCGGCGCGGCCCAGGATGGCGATGCCGTCCGCCGCCTGCTTCGCGCTGAACTCCGTGTCGATACCGAGCTGTATCGCCATCTCACGCAGGTCCGTGAAGTCCTTGCCCGTGGCCTGCGTCACGGCTCTGACCTTGGCCATGCTCTGGTCGAAGTCGGAACCGAACTTGACGGCCACGGCGAGGGCGCCCGTGATGGCCGCGCCGAACCCCGCTATGGCGATGCCCGCCGACTGGAACGCCTGTTCGTTTTTCAGGATCGCCGCTGACGCGTCGTTTCCGAACTTGACGATCTGCGTCCGCGCCTGCCCGAGTTTGCTGCCCAAGGACGACAGGCCCACGTCGATGTCGATCAACCACTGGCCGAGGCTCATGATACCCTCCTGAATGCCCGTATGTCCTTCGCGAATATCTTGCGCAGATTCTCGGCCTCCGCGCGGACCGTCTCATTGAGTATGTCACGGCCTATCATCGTGCGGGTGCCGAGCAGTACATAGGGTACGTGCGGCGCTCTGTTTTCATCGAACCCGACGCGGTAGTGACCGGGCGCGGGGTTGTCCATCTCCAGGGCGTCCACGAGTGTACCCGACTGTCTGTGTATGAGCCACCAGGGGGTGTGCGGCGGGCGCGGGTTGCGCTTCGCATAGGGGTGGCCCAGCTGCCGCAGGTCATCCAGGGTGTGGTCTGTGAGGGAAGCGTTCTCGCGTATCTTCTTGAGAAGAAATTCCGCCATCTCGCGGGCGTTCTTCTCTACGGAGGTGATGAGGCGTTGGCGTTCTCTGTCGAAGTTCGCCAGTACTTTTTCTTGTCCGCGGAGCGGCATCGATCATTCCTCTATGATCTCCACCGGCAGACCCGCCGACATCAGGCCGTACACGTCCTCCTCGGTCAACTCATGCTGCGGTTGCGCCGCCTGGGGGTTGGCGCGTCGGTGACGAGCGTCGAGGATGGCGCGGAGTTCGCGCATCGTGTGCTGGTCCAGGGTCTCCGTGGCGGTCCAACCGTAGACCTCCGCGAAGAACTCGACCAGATCGGCCGTTGAATCTATGCTTCTGCTTCTGGCGTCGCCGGTGGCGTCCGCGCCTGCCGTCCCTGTGCCTGGTTGACGGCCTGCACGATCGTCATGATCATCTTCTGCTGTGACTGAAAAAAAGGGACGAGCATGTCGAACAGTTCGTTCATGCTGAACGTGTCCGCGACTTCCTCCCCGTCCCTGTCGAGTACGGCGGCGGCCAGGGCCAGGATCGTTTCAGGCAGCGTCTGCGCGATGGCGGGCAACATCTCCAGCAGGTCTTTCGCCTTGACCCCGGTGATGTCCTTGGGCAGAGGGAGGGCCTTCTTGATCACGTCGATCTGCGTGCCCAGCGTCTGCGTGAACCGTATCGTCTGTCGTGCCGAGCCGATCACTTCGACCTGTTCGCCGTCGAGAGTGGTGATGTACGAGGACGACCGGGCGAACGCGTCGTCCACGGCCTTGTCCTTTGGTGTACGAGTCATTCTGTTTCACCTTCCTTATGGTGCTGCGGGTGGCTTGGTGTACACGATCTGGAACAGCTTGCTCTTGGCTGCCAACGCCGCATTGGTCCAGTCGGACAGCCCTTCCACGGCCATGAACGTGTAGGACGCCTGGTGCACGTTGTCGGGCGGTATCGTGATGGGCACCGTTCCGTTTCCGCGCGCCTTCCAGACGTTGAGCACCACGGTTCCGCCGTTGGGCATCACGTGCGTCGCCTGCAACGAAAGCTGCGTCATCAGGACGTCGTTGCCCATGTCGAACGTGGTGGCGTCACCGCTGACCGTCGGTGTCGGTCCGCCGCCGAGGGCCTGCTGTATCAGCGGCAGGTTCCACTGGATGCCCGTGAAGGCGACCTCCAGCGATTCCTCGGACACGAAGGCGTCGATCTCCTTCGCCGGCGCACCCTGCATGACGGGCACCACCGTCCGGTTCGGCGTCAACGTCGCGGGACCCGACACTGCGCCCACGCTGGTGGCGGGCGTGCCGCCCGCCGCCGTCGGGTTGTAGGCCCCTATGTTGAGCGTCCACGGCCCGAATCCGAGCTGGTATACATCATTGGTGTTTACGTTCTGTGCCATCGCTCTCACCTTTCACTGATATGAGCAGAGGCCAGTACGTCAGTACGAGCGTGTCATGAGTCGTCGTTTGACTCATACACGGGGCGAATATCGTTCTCTTTCAAATAGCTGGCCACGGTGTCGTGTCCCCGTGTCGCCAGCTGGTTGACCGTATCACACCGGTAGCAGGTGCGCTGTATCTGCCCTCCGGCGATGGTCATGTTGACGCGCTGTGAAGCGATCTCCAGCGCGGTGAAGTCCTCGTTGAACACACCCAGGACGGCATCACACTGCTTGCATCCCCACACGCGTGATCCGAACCGGTTGCGCAGTTTGGCATGCGTGGCCTCCAGGATGACCTCGTGGTGGGGTCGCTGTGGCTCCGTCATGAAGTCAGCTCCGAGGCGAACAGGTTCCAGTCAGCGACGGCGGCGTAGGCCCGCACGTCAGGATCGAAAAATTGCGTCGGCACACCCAGGATCGACAAGGCCACCGCCCGCAACAGGGTCGCGTCATTGAACGACTGGCGGTGCCAGTAGGTCTCCAATGCCTGGTGCAGAGCCACCGCGTCGTCATACGTGCCCACTTCATTCTGGTCGGACCAGCACCACGTCCGCATCGTGCCCTGCCACACGTTCGTCACCGCCTCACCCACGCCCGCCTGTATCTGAAAGCACAGGCACGGGTAGACCGGGTTGGGCTGCGCCGCCACCTGCGACGGGTACACCCGGTCGGCCACCACGTTCGTGATCGCCGACGCGCCCGTTTCGTTCACGATAGACAACCGTATGAGCTGACGTACCTTGTCCACGATTACCTCCCGTTGCCGAAAGCCGCAGCCGGACTCAAGGACCGGTCCGCTTTGAACCCTTCAGGGTTGCGGTGACAGATCACGTCGTGCGCTATGAAGGACAGCTCCTCCATCACGGTCACGGTCATCATAGGCTCGTGGTTGACGTGCACCACGTCGTAGTCCGTGATGCGCACGGTCTTGAGCGGCTCCGGATGCCGGGTGTCCGCCGCCACGAACCAGATGATCGAGCCGGGTTCCAGTTTCTTGAGCGACACCCACCGGTACCCTTTGCCGTAGTTGCCGGGACAGGCGAGGCGCTGGTCGGGATGCGCCCACAGGGGCAGCATCGCACCCTCATACTTGAACTTGACGATAGGACCGGTGTAGAGGGCGTCGTGGTCCGTCAGAATGAGGCCCCAGTTGAGCTGGTGCGTCAGGGCCCAATCTTTGTGCGACTCGACTTCATCCAGCCGCTTCATCATCGGTGTCGGATTTCCGGGGTCCAGAGGGTCCATCTTCACCCGTATCATCGTCGCCGCTATGAATGACATCCTGTTCTCCTGTTATGGCGCGGTCCTCTTGTTCACCGATTTCCTTCACGACTTCCTCGGTGTGTTCCGCGATGATCTCATCCGCCGCCGTGAGTGCTTCGCCCAACTGCTCCGCCACCGGATCGACAGGGGCCTCTCGCAGCGCGTCTATCCCTGTTTTCTCGTCCTCCCCTTCTGGTACCACGTCCGCCGCCGCTTCTTCAGTCTCCTGCGTTTCTTCGGCGTCCTCTGGCGACGGCTTGTTCGGGTTGCCCACCTTCAACGGCTCTATCGCCGCCTTCCGTGCGAAGTCCACGATCTCTTTGAGACCCGGCGCGGCAGGATGCTCGGGCGACACCACGTTGAGGGCGTGTTCAAACAGGGGCAGAGAACGACGGAAATAGACCATGCCGAGTTCTTTATACGCCTGCATGAAGTTGGGGTTCAGGTCGCACGCCTTGGACAGCAGCTCCGCCCCCTCCTCGTTGTTGCCCTCGTTGAGTTCGTGGAGGGCCAGGTTGAAGTAGGGCCGCGCGTCCGCAGGGTCGGCCCGCACGTCGAGCCTGTTCAGGTCGGCGTAGTGCTCCAGCTTGCCCTGCACATAATCGGGGCCGCGCATGTAGCCGAGATGATGAACGATGAACGGGGCGATGCCCGTCAGCCCGGCAGGGCCCATGCGCTGCAACGCCGTTTCCAGCGACTCATGCACGTGCTGCGTCCAGTACACGTCCTCTATGTTGCGGTACAGCCTGAATGACTCGGAGTGGGAGATGCTTCCGTTGGGCTGGTGGTTCGCCACGTTGATGCGGTAGGCCACGATGTCATGCTCCAGGAGGCGCAACAGCTCCAGGTGGTCCGCCCGTTCTATCCACTCGTCGGCGTCCATCATGAGGATCCACCGCGTGCCCAGCTTGCTCTTGACGAAGTTGCGGGCCTGGCCGAAGTGCTTCAGCTTCCCTTCATGCGGACCCTCCTGAAAGATGATGCTCTTGGGCATGTCGTACACCTGGCATCCGTAGGCCAGGGCCAGGTTTTTGGTGTCGTCCTCCGATCCGCAGTCCACGAATACCATCTGGTCGAACACGGTCCACCAGAAGTTGCGCTCGAAAAACTGCGGCAGGAACTCGGCTTCGTTCCTGCCCATCATGCCGAGGCCCAGCGTGTTCTCCTCATGCCAGTCCACCATCGACAGCTGTGTCTCGTCGATCAGGTGGCGGTAGGAGCCGTCGCCGCCGACGTTCACCGGGTCCTTCACCGAGTCGGTCACATGATAGAACTCGAATTTTTTCTTGGCCAGGTCGTAGGACTCGTAGCCGTAGTGTTTGAGGTGCACGTTGGTGAGGGCCAGCCAGTCGGGCGGCACCATCGGCGTGTTGCCGCAGTGCAGACCCTGCGGGTGCGGCGTCCACAGGCGTTGCTCGGCGCCGAAGCGAACCATGCGGACGCCCTTCAGGTTGCCGAAGGTTCCGTCGATCCTGATTTTCTCACGGCCCCGCCAGAAGGTGTCCACCTTGAACACATACCCGTGCACGTCGGGATGCACGGGCCGCGCCAGCATCTGGAGATAGTCGGCCGTCACCTTGTCCTCGAACACTTCGTCGGCATCCAGGATGATGCCCCACCCCGGCAGGTCGGGCCGCAGCTCTTTGCCCACGGCGTGCATCATGTCCCACAGCTCGTTCCTGTCGCGCAGTTCCTGGAACGGCCTGTTGTACCGGACGTTGGTGATCATGCCGGGGTGTTTCTTTTTCAGGCTGTTGATGATGCGGGGTGTGCTGTCGGTGCTGCCGTCGTCGAGGATGCAGACGTGATCGACCACCTGGAGCGTTTTCTTGAGGCTCATGCGGAGCCACTTCGCGCCATTCTTGACGCGGTACCCGGCGACGACGGGCACGCGTTCCTCGCCCGACTCGTTCCAGTATTTGATGTAGTATTTGCCCCGGTTGTGGAGGCCGCCCTTCATGTAGTTGCGATCGGGACGGCGCATCGTGCGGGAGCCGTGGTGCCACACGAACGTGTCGCCCGCGATGACGGAACGGTATCCGGCACGCCAGGCACGCAGGCAGATGTCGTTGTCCTCGAACCCGCCCGGCGAGAACTGATCGTCGAACCCGCCCAGGTCATCCCAACACTTCCGCGTGATCATCAGGCAGAAACCGGACAGGAACCCACAGTACCGCCAGTTCTGCTGGTTGTTCTGGTACCACTGCTCGGCATAGGCGTCGAGGATGTTCATGTCGAAGGGGCGAGGTATGTCCTGAATCATCTGGAGGCCCGCCGCGAAATTGGTGGCCGGTCCGCACAGGGCGAACTCGCCTATGGGCAGTTGCTCATTCATCTCGGCCAGGCACGCCGCCATCCGCGCGGCCCAGAAGGGCGTGGCCACCGCGTCGTTGTTGAAGAAAATCAGGTGGGAGCCGGTGGCCTGTTTCGCGGCTGTCGAACACGACAGGGTGAACCCCAGGCTGGTCTCGTTGCGTATGACATCGATGCGGCGGCAGTTGGGGAACTCTGCCGGGGCACGACGCTGGAGGCCGGCGAGGTATTCGGGTGTCTCGTCCGTGGAGGCGTCGTCCACCAGGATCAGCTCGAAGTCGTCCGTGTGCGTCATCAGCGAGTTCACTGCGCCCATCGTGTACTCAAGCTGATTGTAACACGGTATGATCACCGAAAACATCGGTGGGGCCTGCTCTTGAATTTCAGTCATCTCATCCTCCTGTACGCTCGGCACGAATGATTGTCAGGTTTCCTTACAAATATATGTTCACGCCTTCTGGTGCAAGTCCTTTTTTCGCAGGCGGGTCACGGCCAGCGTCCTCACGACACCGGGTTGCTCCAGCGTTCCGTCGATCACCAGGGCATCCACGACCTCACATACGCCGTACTCATTGTAATCCGCGTAGTCGTGAAACAGCACCCACGCACGCTCGGCCAGGTGGGGTTGCCACGCCCTGAAATCGGCCATGCACTGCTCCTCCGTGTGAAGGCCGTCGATGAACAGGAGGGCCACCCGCCGATCCGGTGGCCACCCGTGGGCGGCGGCGAGGCTGTCCATCACCACGGGGAACACGGTACCCCGCATGTTGTTCACGCCGAGGTTGTAGTAGAATCCGGACAGCTGGTTGTTCACGTGGCCGCTCATGACGTCGCCCTGGTGGTGATCGACGGCGTACACCTTCCGCTTGGTGTTCGCGCCGCCGTACCCGAGGGCACAGGTGGAACGGCCCATGTAGGAACCTATCTCGACGATGACGCCGGGCACGTCCAGATTACGGGCGACGTGGTACAGGGCGCGGCACTCCTCTCTGGCGACGGTCGATTCGATGAGTTGAAGGTTGGGGTACAGGGCGTTGAAGGGGTCTTGGTTGAAGCACGCAAAGGTGCGAGAGTTCTGCATAGGGTTCTCCGTGGTGGTTGGTGGTCGATAGGTAAGAAACAAAAAAAAATGAGTATTGTCCCTATTTTTTTTCATTTTTTTCCCTTCGCCCTCTTGACAAAGTAATCAATATGTATTATATTGTATATAGACAAGGAGAGAAACGAGATGACAACGACGACCTACAACTTCACGAACCGACAGACCACGATGGTCACCAAAAAACGCGACAGCCGCTCCAGAGGCGTATACCAGGGTATGAACTGGATACGACAGGAGAAGCGGTTGAGCATCTATCTTCGCGACGGCCTCAGTTGCGTCTATTGCGGTTCCGGTGTCGAGGACGGAGCACAGCTCAGTCTCGATCACATCATCTGCCACTCGGCGGGCGGCTCGAACCACCAGCATAACCTGGTCACGTGTTGCAGCAAGTGCAACAGCAGCCGCAAGCACCGCACAGTCGAAGAATTCGCGGAAGCGGTGGCCGGTTACATCAACCACGGCGTGACAGCCGAGATGATCCTGAACGACATCGAGGAATTCACCAACAGGCCGCTCCCGAAGGACGAAGCAAAAGAGTTGATCGCCCGGCGCGGCTCAGCAGCGAAGGCGGTGGCGAAATGAGAGTCACGACGACGATCAAGAAGGTCCGCAAAGCGGACGTCGAATTCGGTGACAGAGCATCCGTCAGACGCAAGTACGGTCAGTACGGTGTGTTCCTCAACGACGTACAGGTGGGGTTCATAAGCGCGGGGTCCACCGGATATCGCGAACGACCTACCTGGACCGTCAGTACATTCAAGGGCCGGTTACTTCACACCGCCTGGACCGGCGGATTCGCGGAGGCCAAGCAGTTCGCTCTTGATTACGGTTGGTTCGATGCGCTGATGAAAGGTGACGTGTTCAAACAGTAGGCAGACGTTGAAACACAAGGAGATCAATCATGGCAACCCGCAAGTTTCCGATGTTCCCGTCGGTCGAAGAGGATTGGGACGAATACGCCGAATACCTCGCCGACCTGTACAGCCACGAAGAACCCGACCCGGCGTCGGTGGCCGACCCTGACAGCCTGGCCGCTGTGGACGCCTTTTTCGACCAACACGAAGATGAGGAGGCCGCATGACGAGAGAATGTCAGAACTGCCGATACTGGCAGAGGTTCCAGCCCGACGCCGCCGAGCGATACACGGCGTATATCCAGCCGGGTCGATGCTCGAACGCGACGGACTGTGGCGGCGGATTCATGATGACGAGCATCACAGATTGGGACAGCACGTGCCCGAGCTGGACGAGCCGCCAGGTTCCGACACGCAAGATGAGGAGATGATTCTATGAGGAACTATACGAGGTTCATGTGCCCCTGGTGTCAACATACCGTATCAGCCAACGGGCTGGCCAAAACGTCGCACATGCGAAAGCACGTACGCGAGGGCAAGTTGCTGGAGGTGTTGTACCTGCTGGCAACGGGCGACCATCATCGGGGCATCCCGATATACCGGACGGAATTGCAGTTTGAGGATCGGCGGCACTGGCCCGACGTGCCGCCCCTGTTGAACAAGATCAACTACAACCCCACGGACCCGGCATACCACAGACTGTCATTGAAGGAGGTGAGAGAACGTGAACGTGCAGAGCATCAACCGGACAGAGGTTGACGTACTGGCTACAGCCCTGGATGCCTTATACGACGATTATCAGGACCGTCATGAGCGCGGCGGTGACGTGCCCCTCACGCTGGACGAACTCGACGAGCTGTGCCGCATGAGGAACATGGTCGACGTGTTGCAGCATGAGTTCAGGCAGAACGACAGCCTGGAGGCGATGTCCTACTCGCCCTGATCAGTCCACGATGAGCAACGGCACTTCCCAGTGGTGCGGAGTGGCGGCGTGCCTGAACCGTTTCAGGACGCTGCCGCTCACCCTGTACTTCTCGGTGGCGTCCGACGTGTTGGTGATCCTGTCGTCGCCCTGGAGCGTGGTGCTGTTCACGTTCATAAACAGAAAGTGGCTGGTGCGCACGTCCTGGCCCGCGACCTCCTGCTGCAACCCCTCCCGCGTTCGCGCCGTAGCATCATCGACCCTGCCCCTGAATGAGCTGATCCGCTCGATCAACTGCATGACCGGCTGGCCGTCCCTGGCCACCGCGTCCACCCGTATGTTGCCCGTCAGGCCCGACGGCTCTACCGCCGTCAGCTCTCCGTCATCGAACTCCTGCTTGCTCTGGCGCGTGCCCGCGCCGCTGAAGGTGAGCGTTTCCGTGGTGCTGGTCCCGGCGACGTCACCGATCAGGTCCACGGTCCCGTCCGTGTCGGCGCCAGAGATGCTGACCTGCATACAGCACGTCGAACCCGCCGCCCTGGTGAGCGACATAGAGGCCGCTATGGTCGTCTCCGCCAGGAGTTCATTGGTGGGCCGTTCACACTTGAACTGTTTATTCAGCAGACTGTTGAAACTCACGATATACCTCCTCATAGTCCGGTGGCATCACGTAGTGGCGATCGGGCTTGAAGTCCAGGGTGTCCTCGAGGATCCGATACATCCGGTGGCGGTACAGGTGGTTGGCCAGGATGCAGGACCGCCCTTCGTGGCCTATGCGTTTTGCGATGCGCGGGTTGTCCAAAAGCCACTTCATCTTCTCGACCATCTCGTCCGCGTCGCTGTAGCCCACATAGTCCACGTTGGGCCGAAACAGGACGAACTGCTCGGGCAGGTGGTTGGTCAGCAGAGGCGTGCCCGTGATCATCGTTTCAAACACCCGCATGTTGATGTCATCTATTATCGACCTGTTGAACAGGACGCGGGCCGCGTTGAATATCACCATCATGTCATCGAAAAACGCGGTGCCCGCGAAGTACCGTTCGGGGAATCGCTCTTTGAGTATGTCCAGCAGGTCGGCCCGGTCCGTGGGCAGCCACCGGTCGCGGGGTGCGTGGCCCACGAACGCCCAATCCAGTTCTTTGCGGCTGTCGATGTGGTAGTGCATGTTCGGATTCGCGGCCAGGGGCAACCACCGGAAGTTGGCCGGCACCCGGTCGGACCGTTCCCGCAGTTCGACGACACCCCGCAGTTGGGCGCAGTAGATCAGATCGAACGAGTCGATCCGGTCGTACCTCATGTCCAGGTTCGTGTGGGTGTCTATGAACCAGACCACCTTGGGCGTCGCCCAGTCCTCCGGATAGGTCCAGCAGGCGTCATCGTCGATGGCTATGTGAAGGTCCGCTTCCGGCTCGTCCCAATGCAGGGCGAACTGGTCGGGGTCGATGAATTGCACGTGGTCCTCACCCAGGACGTCGTTCAAAGCCGACTGGCAGTGGACGCCCGTGGTGTCGTTGCGGGTGAAACGATAGCTGATGGTCACGCGTGGCTTGCTCATGACGGTTCCTTTCGCCGAAGTGGGTGGCTGTGTGGTCACGTTGAATATGCGTCGCCAGGAGGGTCTGCGGTAGTGTTTTTTGACTTGACATAATGATATAATGATATTATATTGTAAAAGACATGGTGAACGTGAACGAACACAAGGAGGAGGACGATGCGCTCGATCATCAACCTGCCGTTCAAGATTCAGATCAAAGGCAAGACGTACAACGTGCGGCGCATACCGCCCAAGGGGAGTCCGCTGGAGGATTTCGAGTTCACGATGAAAGCGGAGGACGGTGGCCTGTATCACGTCACGCCCGCGTCGTGCACCTGCCCCGATCGCAAATTCAAAGAGGCCACCGCCGCCCGGTTTGAAGTACCGGCCAAGTCGTGCAAGCACATGAACAAGGCCGCAGAGATCAAACAGCGTGTGAATGACCAGTATGTGGAGGACCAGATTTTCTTCGTGTGGCGCAACCTGGAACCGCAGGAGGTATCATGAACCTATTCTACAGGATCGATGATGAAGGTCACGTCGTACCCGAGCCGGATGCGGCGGCGTGGGAGGCGTGGTACAGAGAACACGGGCGGGTCACCATGCAGGAGATGGTCGGCACCGTGACGGTCAGCACCGTGTTCCTCGGCTTGAGCGTCGAGGATCCGCCGAGGCTGTGGGAGACCATGATATTCGGCGGGGAGCACGACCAGTACCAGGAGCGGTATGAAACGCGGGCAGAGGCCGAAGCCGGTCACGCCCGTGCCCTCCAGATGGTGAAGGCCGTCCGCAGGATAGAATTTGAGGAATGAACGGGCGCGTGGTCAGCGCTTCGCGCAACGGGAACGCGCCCTGGAGACCCCGGCCCACCGGTCGGGGTTTTTTACATGAACTGTAGCTGGGCCTCGTCGTTGTCGACGGCGCGGGTCAGGGTGTCCATGTACCCTATGAACCGGCAGGCGTATTTGTTGCACTCGCCTATGTCCGTCGCCTTCATCGCCTCCACGTGTTCGGGCGACCCCCATATCTCGGACAGGGGTTTCTCATGCACGTTGCCGATCTTGTGGGTGTCCTGTCTGCCCGTGTAGTAGCAACAGAGGTGCACGTCACCGTCCGTTTCTATGAAGGCGTGGACCGGATGCAGCCAGCAACGGTGCTGCAACTTCATGCGTCCGAAGTTGAATACCACGTCGGGTTGGTCATCCTGGATGCCCTGGCGCATCATCATCAGGATGTTCTCTATCTCGCCGCGCCGGTCGGGGTCGTCGTCGAGGCCGCCGCCCACTTCGTCGGCCCGCTTGAACTGAACGCTGTCCACGCCCAACCCCTTGCCCGTTTCATAGAGGGCGATGCAATCGGCCGCCGTCTGTTCGTGAATGGTCGCCTTGATCGACACGCGGCAGTTGCTGTTCGCCTTGTCCCGCGCCTTGATGGTGCGCTGCACGTTCTGGAGCACCCGTTCATAGTCGCGGAAATCGACGCCCCGCGTTTCAGCATACCGGTGCGGGTTGGCATAGTCGAGCGAGAACCGGACGTATGAGAATTCGCGGCCCATCATGTCGAACACGTCATTCCTGGTCACGGCCCCGTGCGTCAGGATGCCGAACTTCAGCCCCAACTTCAGGCCGTACTCCAGCCAGATGTGCATCTCCGGATGCAGCATAGGTTCGCCGCCGCCGCACAGCTCCACACCCTCCACGCCCATCTGAATCACATCATCGAATATGTCCGCGATCTTCTCGGAGGGCATGAACTCCTTGGGCCGGTGCATCTCGGTGTAGTAGCAATATCCGCAGTTCTGGTTGCAGGTCATAGAGGGGTAGAGCAGGAGCATCCTGGGGCGTACCAAATCTATGCGTGCATCGCGCATCGCGGGGACCTCATCGACGTACCGCAGGATGCGCAGGGGATCGTAGGGGGTCAGGGGCAACGTGCCCTCCTTTCAGGTCGGCGGCTGGCGGGAGGAAATGACGGGCTGTGGCCGCTACACCGGCCCGCCACCGGAGGTACCGCAGAGGTGTCCCGCCAGCCGCTTCAGTCACGATTCATCCGAACATACAACTCAAGAAGTAAAGCGAGCATCTGCTGTTGTTGATCGTCTGTGGCATCGCTCTGCTTGATCAGGGTGCGCAGAACGTGGTACGTGGTCTCATTGGGCGACTCGTCCGGTTCGCCCGTCTGGTCGGTTTTCTTGCCGGGTTCAGGGGCCATCACATCCTCCGGCCAGATTTCACTGGCCAACAGATTGTTCCAGTATGCACGCCACTCTCTATCAGCCACGGGTTCTCCGCAGGATCGGCGCCAGGGGTATGCAGGCCACCGACAGGGCTTTGAAATACAGGCAGAACATGAAGAAACTCATCCGGCCTCTTTCACGCTGGCACGCTCGGCAAACGACAGATACCCCCACTCGTCGAACGCCCGGTGCAGGTAGTCGCGCAGAACGGCCAGCTCTGCGTTCGACGGGTTGGGGGGTAGGTACTCCACCGGGAATTCAGGATCGTCGTAGTAATACCAGTTCCTGTACCCCGGCTTGATGCGTATGCCGAACTGGTCGGGATGACGGTGCGGGTCCGTGCCGTGTATGGGAAGGAACGTCGAGTAATGCGCCCGGTCGGGCCGGTACGTGTCGAGCCACGACACCGTGTCCTCCACGGACTCGCGGTTCTCGCCGGGGAATCCGAAGATGAAATAGGCGGACGACGTGATGCCGGCCTCGCGGCATATCTCGATGGCCCGCCCGTTGTCTGCGGGCGTGGTGCCCTTGCGCATCAGGTCGAGGATGCGCTGCGAGCCGGACTCGATGCCGAAGAACAGGCCGCGGCATCCCCCGGCGTGCATGTCTGCCGCCAGGTCGTCGCTGAGCGTGTCGGTGCGGGACAGGGCGACCCAGGTGAAGTTGTCGTCGCCGAGGGCCGCGCTGATCTCACGCACCCACCTGTGGTTGGTGGTGAACAGGTCGTCGGGAAAGCGGACGTGCGTCACGCCGTAGCGATCACGCAGGTGACGCAGGTGGTCGAGGATATAATCAACCGAGTGTGATCTAAAAAAACGGCCGCCGATCTCCCTGTTGCAGTTGTGGACGACCAGGCCGTTGGCTATGAAGCTGTTGTCGCCCAACACCTCTATGTTGTACACCGGCCCGGCATACTGCTTCTGGCTGATAGAACGGATAGGGTAGGGTATGAACATCTTCTGCTCGTCATCGAAGCACCAGACGTACTGCCCTTCCGTGAGCTGATCGGCGCGGGTCCACTTTACGGGCAACGCCTGTTTGCCCTTCAGGGCGTGCCACTGCATGTCGACCACGGCCACCGGATGTTCGGGTGTGGCCGTCACCTTGCCCGTCGGGTATTGCAGTTCGTATACGGTCCCTTCATACTGACGCTCGAAACGCTGGTCGTAGCGTCCGCTGTCGCCCTTGTGCGTCATCACGCCCGTGAGCCGCCGCAGGGCGGTGATGCCCCGATACCCGTGGTGCGTGGTGTACACGCGGGCGTCGGGCGTCAGGCAGAAGGTGCAGTCGAAGGGACAGCCCCGCGTGGCGAACACGGTGGTGCTGATCCTGCCGGGGGCCAGGTGGGTGTGCGTTTCTTGGGCCGCGATGCTCGGGTCGATCAGGTCCCAGGCGGGCCGGGGCAGCAGGTCCAGGTCGCGCGGGTTGCTGCGCGGATGCGTGATCGTGCGCCGCCCGTTCTCGTCCTGAAAGGAGATGCCCTGCACCACCTTCAGCCTGTCGGCCACTTCACTGGTCATACCCAAATAGGACGGCTCCTGTTTGAGCACGTCGATCACTTGCATGATGGTCTCCTCTCCTTCATCCCGAACGGCGATGTCGAACCCGGCGTCCAGGGTTTCCTCGGGTGCACTCGTCGCGAACGCGCCGCCCGCTATGAGCCAGGCATCGGTGTAGAGGGCGTCCTCCAGAACGGCGCGGGCCGCGTCGAAGGTGGCTTCGGAAAAGATATTCACGCCGATGATGTCGGCGCTGTTGAACAGGGAAGGAGCCGATGTGTAGGCCGACACGTTCCGAGAGGTGCCGTAGGTCACGCCTTCATCCGGAACGTGGTGAGCGAAAAGTATGTGGGGGTCGTGCCCGTCCTCGCGCAGTACAGCCGCGATCATCATAGGGCCCATCGGTGGATAGGCGAACGGGTCGTGCAGGGCGGTGGAGATCGGAACGACAAGGACGGCCTTCATGGTACCTCCAGGATGTGCGTCACAATCTGATAGGTTGCAATATACGGGACCGGCGTTCACCGTCAAGATGTTTTTTCGAGTCTGCGGGCATGAAGATGGTAGTGATTGCGGCAGCAGATCTGCTCCTCGTCGATGTGATACCGCCCGCGTCCGATCCGCTTGTTTGCGACCATGCCGAGGCGGGTCTTGAGGCCGATGATGTCGTACTCGTCCTTGGGCTTTCCGACGTGGCCGCCGAATACAGCCACGATGTCGCCGCAGGTGGGACAGTTGATGATCGTGTAGTCGCGGCCCATCGCGTGCACGCCGGGACCGGAAATCGGGACTTCACAGAATTGACAGGCCATGTGTACCTCGTAGTGAGAATGTAAACGGCGGTATACTTTTCCTCTGCTCGGGGGCTTTGGCTGGCAACTGTGTATAAAAAATGAAATTAATTGAAAAAAAACAGAAAAAACTTCAGTTGCCCTATTGACAAAGTAATCAATATATGTTATATTGTATAGTAACAAGGGACAAGAAAACCCAACAAGCAAGCGAACGACAAACAGGGCGAGCGGAGGAAAAGGCCAAGCAGCTCCCTCCACACTCCCGATAGCAGGTCAGAGGCAGATGACCTGAACCGCTCCCCACCTTCTGATTCGGCCCCTTCAAAAACAGGGGCACAAGAATTGCCGCCGACAGGGGGGCGACACCAAACATCCCCGCGAAAAGCAGGCCGCATCGAATCACGAAGATGACCAGACAAGAGCACGCTGGTCGCGCATAGCAGGCAGGTCCACGAAACGACGTGCTGACGAGCAACCCCAGACGATCGGGTTGCAAGAAACCTACCGACACAAGGAGCATGGCGATGACGATCTACAGGCTGTATCACACGTACGGTCCCGACGGTACAGAGGGCCAGAGCGATTACGCTCACAAAGAAGGTGCGATCAAAGCAATGCGGTTCTGGAGTTCGATGCACGACAATTATCACTGGTACATCAAACGCATCACGAAATAGAGAGGACGAGACGATGACCTGGAACATTGATGAGATGACGGTGACGCTGAAAAGCAAGCAGGCCGTAGAGCAGTGGTTGAACGACAACGGCTTTGAAGTTGTTCCGGCAGTGTACGACGAAGAGGTCCTTGAGAATCATGAAGGACTGACCGCTACAGTCGCTGAAGATCACGGTGACTTTGTTATCTATGTCGGATCGTGAGTGTGCGGGGCGGCTGACAGAGCCGCCCGCCTGACGCAACAGGGGCCAGCAGAGCTGGTCGGCATAGCGATCTTCAATCATTCACAAGGAGAGTACGATGCACTATCAACCCACAGCAGAACAAGAGGCCACACTGAAAACGATGGTAGAGGCCAACGACGGTTTGACGTACAAGCATCAGTCAGAAGGTACAATCGAAATAGTTTGGACGCCGGTTGAGGCCGAGTGGTCGAGCAGCCGCAGCGTTTCAGTATACCTTCCGTATGACACAGTTCCTGATGGCGGTTCCTTTGAACGCCTGGAGGACGGTTCAGGTCTGTTCCGTCGTGAGTGGACGCCGGTCCGCGTGATCGGTGACGGTAACGACTGGCATCTCGTATCAGCAGAGCGACACCTGAACGCTCTCACGATAGCGATGATGGTCGGCAAGATGGTCCAGCGTTGGGCCGACGCCAATCCGATCCCGCCAGAAATCGTCCCGGCGAAAGAAGCACCAGAGTCCGCGTGAGTGTGCGGGGCGGCGGAAACGTCGCCCGCCCGATACAACGGGGGTGGCCGAAGCGGTCATCGGCATAGCGCAACCAAACACGAGGAGCAGGCACATGGCGAGCCTACCATCACAAGCGATACTGTACCGGGCATTCGATGAACTGAACGCGATGTTCTTCGACAACGAGTTGCCTCCGGTGCGGCTGGAGTGGAACGCATCGATGACGCGGGCAGGCGCGAACATTCACTACCCCAGGCTCAGAGACGACATGAGCCGCGTGGTCATCCGCGTATCGGTTCCGTACTACCGCCAGCAGGGTGAGACGATGCTGGACGACTGCCTGGCACACGAAATGATTCACCTCTGGCAGGTGGTGAATGACCGCCCGGTGAACCACGGGCCAGAGTTCAAACGATGGTCCTTCAAGGTATTCGGACGCGACTTCTCGACGCACAAGTACGAGCGGCCCAACCAGAGGATGTACGTGTATCGCTGTCCCGTCTGCGGCGTGGAGGGCGAGTACAAATGTAAGATCAACCCGACCAACTACCACCCCTGTTCCGGCAACGTCGATCAGACGCCGGTGCAACTGGTGGGTGAGTGGAAAGCACTGAACAGCCTGGAAGCGGCGGCTGTCAAAGGAGAGAACAAATGAGCCAGATCAAATATGACATCGGTGATCCGGTGGTGCTGATGAACCAGAACGGTGAGTTCAGAACCTTCGGTACGGTCCTTGAGAAGCTGCACTCGTTTTACGGACACTATCTGATTGAACTTACCGAGCCGGTGCAGAACAAGGACGGCATGATGATCTTCGTGATCGCCGTCAGCCCCACAGGTATGAAGCTGAACCAGGACCTCATCGACTCATTCAAGATCGATGACGAATCGTGAGTGTGCGGGGCCGTCAGCCGACGGCCCGCCTGAGACGACAGGCGCGGCCAGCAGGTCGCGGGCATAGCGATTCCGCTTGACAATATGAAATAATGATATTATATTGATTATAGTGGCGGAAGTGATTCACCCAACACAAGGAGAGCACCATGAACACCATGCAAGTCATCAAAGCAGCGAAGCGGGTTTCAACCCCGCTCGTCGCCGTGTCCACGACAGACCAGCAGGCACTCACGTCCGCGCTGGTTGAATCGTTGAACGGCAACACGCCGATCGTGGCGTGGGACGCGGTGCGCGGGTATCGCCCGGCGAACAACGCCGGTGACGAGATGCTCCAGACGTCCGGCATCTCCCCCGACGACCTTACGATGTCGGCCACCAACCCGGTCGAGTCGTTGCGGCTGGCGGCGGACATGAAGGAACGCACCGTCATCGTTTGGCATAACGCCCCATTGTTCTTGGACGACCCGTTCGTGCGTCAGGCCATCGCCAACCTGCGGGACATCTTCAAGGTGGACGGCAGGATGTTGCTCATGACCGGCGCAATGATCGACCTACCGGTGGAGCTGCAACCCGACGTGATCAGCGTGACCGACGAACCGCCGACGGACGACAGCGTGGCCGCGATGGTCAGAGAGCTGGCCGAGAGTGCTGGCGTCACCCTGGCCGACGACGCGGTGAATGAAACCGTCGATGCGGTGCGCGGAGCCGGTTCACTGTTCGGCGCAGAGCAGATCGCGTCGATGGCCCTTCGGCAAGACGGCATCGACCTTCAGGATGCCTGGGACCGCAAGATCGACAAGGTGAACACGGTGAAAGGTCTGACGATGACGGTGGGCGAAGAGGAACAGAAAGTCGGTGGTCTCCGCGCCATCGTGGAATACTTTGAAAAACTGATGCGCGACACCAATCCCAACAAGCCCAGAGCCGTGGTGTTCATAGATGAAATCGAAAAGGCCCTCGGCGGACTCGGTTCCGACGGCGGCCCCGGCGACAACACGGGCATCACGCAGGCGTTGCTTCGGATGATCCTGACCTGGATGGACGGGGGAGGATCAAGATCGCGCAACCAGGGTTGTCTGCTGGTCGGCCCGCCGGGTACGGGCAAGTCACTGACCGGACAGAACATCGCGGCGCGGCATAAACTCCCGATGTTCACCTTAAATCCCGGTGAGGCCAAGCAGTCGCTGGCCGGTGCGTCCGAGGAAAACTACCGCGTGATTTTCAACACGATCGACAGCGTGGCGTCCGGTGCCAGCATCGTGATCGCCACCTGCAACAAGCTGGACGTGCTGCCGCCAGAACTGCGGCGGCGGTTCACGGCGGGCACGTGGTACCTCGACCTTCCGGATGAAGTTGAACGCAATGACATCCTCAAAATACACGCCCGCAAGTTGAATGCTGATCAGGTCGACCAGAACGGCGCGAACCTGGACGGCTGGACAGGGGCAGAGATCAGGAACGTCTGCGACCTGGCTGAATCACTCGGTGTCAAGATTTCAGAAGCGGCCAAGTACGTGGTCCCGGTGATACAGGCCGACCCGAGTTCGGTGGAGCGACTCCGCGACATGGCCTCCGGCCGGTGGCTGTCCGCTTCGACACCCGGCGCGTACCGCAAGCCCGTCACCGGCGCGACAGCTCCGCGCCGCCAACTCAACGTGGAGGACGCATAGATGCCTTGTTACTACCGGCAACAGACGACCGTGAATCTGGCCAACGTCCAGAACAAAGAGATGCTGGCCGACGCGCTCCGGTCACTCGGAGCGCGGAACGTGACGGTGAGCGGCGACGTCGTTCACTTCACCGATGAGAACGGATACCTCGGAACGGTCCGCGACGGACGCATCAGCGTGGACAACTCCTCAAAGCTGTCGAACGCGGTGACCGTCCAACGGGCCTACGCGGAAACGACGGTACGCACCGCCGCCAAGAAATACGGGTGGCAGATCAAGTCCACGGGCCAGGGTCAGTTGCAGATGACCAAGCAGAGTTTCGGGAGGTAGAGATGAACCAGGACGTTCTGAACATCACGATACTGGACGACGGCACGGTGAAGATAGAGTCACCGGGTTCCGTCAGCGGGGCTAACCACTCGACAGCCGACGCGGCCTTCCGGTTTCTGGCCGACAACCTCGGCGGTGAAACGACGAAGGAACGGCTCCCGCAGAAGCACCAGCACAACCACAGTCAGCGACACGTACGCCAGTAGCGAACCCGCCGGGGTGTCAGAGACACTTTCGAGTGACGCACCCCGGCACTCACAAAGTGCTTTCAGCACCTTGAAGGTGTTGTAAACACAAGGAGAATCATCATGGCACGCACGAAGAAAACCACCACGACAGATACCGCCACACCGGAAATCAATGAGCCTATGACCGGCACCCGGCTGGCAGAGTCGACCGTACTGCTCGATCTCAAGACATACTCGCTGGGCAACGAACGCAAGATCAAGCCCGCCGAGATCACGGACAAAGAGGACATCGACCTGTCCCTGCTCAAGACCGGCAAGAAGCTGCTGGTGTGTGAGGAGTACGAGGCGGCGGCGAAGTACAACTGCCGGGTGAAGGAAGCGATACACGCCCGGTCCCTCCCGTCGATGTTCAAGGCCGGTGTTCATCTCGTCAAACTCGATGCCGTCCCGGTGATCGAGGAGCAACTGGAGAAGGCCAAGGCCAAGCAGAAGGAATTGGTCGAGGCGTTCATAGCCGTCCTGCCGCAGGCCATCGAGGATGCCCGCGAAGGCTTGGGCCCGCTGTTCAACGAAGCCGACTATCCGACGCCGGAGCGGGTGCGCTCCGCGTTCCGCATCGAGCACCGGTGGTTCGCCATCGAGACGCCGGAACGGCTGAACGGCATCAGCGCGGACATCTTCAAGCAGGAGCAGGAAAAGGCGCAGGTGGCGCTGGAGGACGCGGTGGCCGACCTGACGATGCTGCTCCGCAAGGAGTTCGGCGACATGGTGAGCCACCTGGCATCGCGGCTCAAGCCCGACACGGACGGCAAGAAGAAAACCTTCCGTGCGTCCACGCTGGAGAACATCAAGGAGTTCACCGAGTTGTTCTCCCTCCGCAACGTGACCGACGACAAGCAGTTGGCAGAGCTGGTCGAGAAGGCGAAGGCGTTGCTGGAAGGCACGGAGGTCAAGGCCATACGTGACGACGACACGTTCCGCAAGCAGTTGGCCGAGGACTTCACAGAAATCAACATCGAGATCGACGCGCTCCCCACGGTTCAGGTGAGCCGCAAGATCACGTTCGATGATGATGAAGTATAGCACCCGCAGGTGTTTCTGACACCCCGCACACGCGAAGAGGGCCGGGGGGTTCGCTCCCCGGCCCTTTTTTTGCCTTCACGCCTGATCGGCGATTTCGAGCGAAAACAGCGATCCCGGCGATTCACCGCAATATCGCGGCATATCGGTGCGGATCGTCGAAATCGGTGAAAATCGCGGGCGGTCGTCGAAATCGGTGAAAATCGCGGACGGTCGTCGAAAATTGCGGGATATTGCTGAAATCGCGGATGTTACCGATAAGGGGCCATAAACGTCGTTTAACGGCATTTGCCCTTTCAGGTATATATTCACACGTCTGCGGTCGAGATCGTGCCGGAGCGTTCAGCTTTGACGTCCTCGCGCAATGCTCTGATGATCTCAATAGTTTTTCCGAGCCAGCTCCGGTCGCCGGGTTCCAGGGCGGGGTGCGTGGCGATGAAGGCCAGTTCTTCAAGCACCATGTCGAACCGCGGGGGTCGTGCGTTGTATAGCCGGTCCACGCCCGTCAGGATTTCCTCGATGTCGGTCTGCACGTAGGGTGCGCCTTTGCGCCTGGCTCGCCGCGACCTCGCCTTCATCCGCACCATAGCGGGATGCTCACGCTCGTAGTGTGCCTGCCGCATGATGCGGTTGGGAAACAGACCGCCGCACAGCTCGCACTTCGTGAGGGCCATCAGTTCCTGTCCTTCAGCTCCCGGTTGCGGGCCGCGATGTTGAACCTGATCCGGTCCCACAGGCGGCACCGTCGTTCCCGTTCGATGTCCGGGGCGAACAAGGCGAACAGACGGCGCGTTTCGTCGGGGTCCAACTCCCACGTCATCTCGCCGGATATTTCGAGGTTCGTATCGTGGCGCAGACAGGTGGCCCCGTCGAACTCGATGGGCTTGATCTCCGCGCAGTCGCCCACCACGTGCCTGACCTCGATGTTTGTTATTTCAATCACCTCACCGTTGATGCGTAGAATCGCATTGCCCACCAGCTCTGCCATCATTCACACTCCTCGGGGTGACACCAGGCGGGCACGTCCTTCCCTTCCTCGGTGCGCCGCTCGGCATACTCTTTGTGCGTCAGAATTTCATGACACTTGCACTGCCGGCACCACTGAATGACCACCGGCGTGTAGATCGGTTCGAGCGTGGTGAAGTCCTTCTCGAAGGCCATGTGCATTTTCGTGTTCACCGCCGACCACTCGCTGTCGGCGTGGTGGCAATCGAAAGCCTCCTGCTGGAGAATCTCGACGATCTCCTGGCCGGGAGCCTCCAGACGGCCCACCACCTTCGGGAACATCGAACCGAGGTTCATCACGAACACCTCTTGTGACATTCGGGACACAGGATCTGCTCACCCAGGAACCAGCCGCTGTACCGCAGCCACGCCTTCAGCTCCTCGATGTCGAAGTGTTCGCTTCTGATCACTGTGTACTTCCACGAACACCAATCGCAGGTCACACGCCAGCTCACTTCGATCATTCGCCTGCCGCCAGTTTCGCGCCGACCAACGCCAGCGCCATCCTGCCGCACTCCCGGTGTTCATCGAGTGCGGCGGTTATCGCGGCCACAGCCTCCAGCACCTTGGCCTGTTGCTCTTCGGGCAACTCCTGAACGATGGCCACGATCTGAACGTACTGTACTTGCTCCTCCGTCATCACCACGTCCTCCCAGGTCGTATAGGGTCGATCCAGGTGTTCTCCAGACCGGCCAGCTCACACATCTTGTCCAACCGCTTTCCCTTGTGTATCGCCAGGTGGCCCGGCCACTGCAACTCATCAAAGGGCGCCGATCCGATGAACAGGCCACCGAGCCGCAGGATCGACCGGAAGTGATTCAGCAACCGTTCGGGGTACACCAGGTGTTCCAGCACGTCCAGGCAGATGATCACGTCGAAACAGTCTGCCGGGAACACCACCGTGGGGTCGGGGAATTTCTCGGACACCGTGGCCTGCTGTGAGCAGAACTGCCCCAGGTCGCCCAGGCCCATGCAGTCGCGCCGCGTCCGGATGAACTCCAGCATCGGCGGGAAGTCCACGAAGGTGACGGCCGCACCCTTGCCGAGTGCCAGCAGCCCTTCCGTACCCACACCGCACCCGTAGTCGAGCACGCGGGGTATGTAATCTTCGTGGGGGCCGAAGGTGGCGGCACGCCGGGCGATCTCCTCACGCAGGGGCCAGTGGGACGACTGGCCGTGCCACGCCAGCCCCTCGAACACGTGGGCGTCCGTCGTGGCGTACCAGGCCACGCGCTCCTCCACGGTCGACGGTGCATTCTCTTTCCACTTGTCGAGGACGTTGTGGTGGCCCGCCATCAGCTTGCGGTACACCTGTTCGCGGGACAGGTTGAAGTGACGCACGCACGCCTCCACGTCGGCAGTGCGAAATGCGCCGGTTTGAAATGCGTTGAATCTGTCAGCCGTCATAGTCATGATGCTCCGATCCTGCCAGCCCCCATCCGAGCAGTAGGCATATAATGATGACCACCACGATCAGACCGACAGCACCGGTCAATACACCCCACCAAAACATGATACCCTCCTATCGCTTGTTCCAGGGTTTGAAGGACATCATCTCCTCCGTGGTCGGAAACGTGCCGTTGAAGCAGATGGCCCGGTCATCGACGGTCAGGAACGCGGCGGGCTTCTGCGTGGGGAACTGTAGCACGTCCTGCTCGATATACTCTTTGGGCAACCCCCACCGGACCAGCCACGCTTTCATCGCCTCGATACCACCCTCCTGCCGGGACCGCGATGAATAGATGACGGCCAGCGGCCCGTCGTATTGTTCTATCAGCGGATCCCCGAAGGGCGGGAGGAGGCCCATAAGCCAGTCTATCGCACCTTCCACCGGCGGGTCGGATATTACGTCGGCCCCTTCCCAACCGGACGTATACGAGTGAATCACGCCGTCGAAATCGACGCAGATGATCGGATTGTTCATAAAAACCTCTCTTTCCTCTGGCATAGACTGACGTTCACACCGTCAGACGTGTGTTTATATAGCTGGAACCCTCGATGTCGTTAGACGACAGCTTTGGGGCGTTCATGATGATTCCGGCTCATAGGGCGGGATCGTCTTTTCATCGATGTGACGGAGGGCATCCGCGAATGCGTTCATACGCTGCGTGGCCTTGCCCATCACGAACGGGAGCAGACATTCGGACCAGTGGACGCTGCACAGGTCGAAGGTCTCCTGGTCGAAGTGCACGTCAGGGTCGAAGTTCGGCTCGTCCTGAAAGCGGTGCAGGACACGCATCTGCGTGGCCCGCCCGTCATACTCCAGTTCATCGAAACTGCTGCCCCGCCCGTAGTCAAGCACCTGCTGTCGCGCCGCACGCTCCACAGCCGGGTCGATCTCCTGAACGTGGTCCTGCAGCGGCCCGTGGAGGAGCATGTGCCTGTACTGCGGGTAGGCGAACCACTTGTTGAAGTTGACGGCCACCACCGGCCCGTCGTCAAAGAGCCGCCGCGCATGGTCCTTCCAGATGTCCACCGCACCGTCGATGAAGGCGCGTCGTTCTCCGAGCATCCGGACGCGGGAGGCGAACAGGTTGAACGGGTCGCGCACCACCACGATCTCCAGGGCCACCGCCTCTCCGAAGGGTATAGGCTCGTGGTACTCGCGCCGCATCTGCTCGACGGGTATCTCCTCGAAGTCGCCCACACGCACGTCGGCCGTCGCCTTGTCGGCGTCCAGCTCCACGTCGCGCCACACCGGACGCGTCAAGTCCTGGCCGCGCTCCTCCGTCATGAGTACCGCGCCGGGCACGTGCTTGGACAGCCAGTTGATGACGGCGTGGTGGCCGCTCCGCCGCATGGCGAGTACCGCGATCTCCTTCATCCGCTCCGTCCTTTCTTTTTGGCCTTGAAGTCGCCCAAGGCGATGTCCATCATCTTGCCGTGTATGTCGATGGTCACGTCGGGCGGCAGCCGCTTGTCGTTGATCAGGACGACCATCATCTCGCGGATGTTCTCATGCAGCCGCACGTTCTCTTTGATCACACCGTCGTAGATGCCAGTCATGGCGTTCTCGAAGGCGCGCATCACCATCGCCTCTATGTCCGTCGTGCTGAAGGGCAGGGCGTCAGCCGGGATGTGGGTCCGGCTGTGCAGCACCTCACGGTGGCCCGGCACTTTGGTATACACCTCCACCTCTATCGTCTTGGGCTGATCACCCGTCTTGTGGGGACCGTAATCGGTGGAGGTGATGCCCTTCAACAAACCCTCCTGCGTATGATACGGGTCGTCAGCCGGTATGTTCTCCCGCCTGGGCAGGTCACGCTGGTCCTTCATTTGAGGGCGTCTCCTATCTCCTGGAGGTACTGGCGCGTGTCGCTGACCTGCTGCTTGATGTCGCCACCCACGGCCACGGTATTGCGCACCGCATCGTTCGTACCTTTGATACCCTTTACGAGTTCGGTGAACACGCCCGTGTCCAATATCTGGAGGCGATTGCTGATCACCTTCAACGACGTGGCGATCTCCTCCAGCGCCGCCACCTTCCGTCTGCGCAACTCACGTTCCTGCACTTTATCCTGTGCTTGCAGCCGCGCCAGCTCCACCCGACTTCGATTCCACCAGGCCATCTCGTCGCTCCTTCTCTCTGATCGCGATCCGTACCCGCAGTTCGGCCTCGAACAGGCAGGCGTCGCGGTAGTCGGTTGCCGTGTACACCTGGTGTGTCACCGGACGGCCCTGCTCGTCGTCCGTGGCGATGATGACACCCCACGACGGTTTTTTCATGTGCTGCTCATAGCCAGGCCATACGTTGCAGGGCGAAGGTGAAGGCGACCCGTCATAGGTCTTGTATATTTCATACGCATCACCGATCATTCGTCTGCCCTCACGTCTGGAAACAGCTCGTCGAACTTCTCCAGCACCTCACGCGTGCAGGATGCTCCTTCTACGGACTCACTCAGACTCTGCATCTCGCCGCCCTCGTGATACCGTATCTTCTGCGTCAGCCACGCTCGAAATTCCACCAGCGCGTCGTTCATCGATTCGCTCCTTCCCAATGCGCCGCCTCCGCGCTGTCCGCGTCGAAGTCGCCGGCGCCCGCATTGCGGTTGTAGTCCTCGATCACGTCGTGCAGCAACCCGGCTCCGCCGTCGAACAGCGACCAGTCCGGATCAGCGAAGTACCCCGCCGCCTGAAACTGCCGGAACAGGGGCGTGCCCGGCAACGGCGTCATGTGGGGCCGCTGCCACTTCACCCCGATCTGTGCCAGCTCCTCGAGGATGTCCGTGTTCCGCTTCCGGTCGTCCTCTGTCTCGCCGGGTATATAAGAGGTGGTCGCCAGGTACACGCCGTAGCCGAGTTCGACCAGGGCCTTGATGCGGTCGAGCTGTGCTTCACCCGTCATCCGCTTCTCGATGCCGTGGAGCGTCTTGTCGCTGAACGTCTCCGCGCCCACCTTCAACGCCACGGCCCCGCAGTCCCGCATATACTCGAACAGGTTGAGTGAATGACAGTCGAGCCGGGTCATGTAGGACCACTCGTAGCCACGTTCCTTCATGCCCTCGGCTATACCCACCACCCTGTCGTAACCTCTGCTGCCGGTTCCTTCACGGCCCACGACGCTGAACGTGTCGTCGTCGAATAGGAAGTGTCGAAAATTCAACACCTCATAGCGGTGGTCCACTTCGGACAGCACGTTGCCCGCAGAACGCTGGCGGTAGGAGCCTTTGCCGTCGTCGTCGTACATCGTGTGCCGCCACAGGCAGAACGAACATGAATAGGGACAGCCCCGCGTCGTCCAGATTTGCACCTGCGGACGCTCAAACCAGTCGAACCCGTAGTGGTCCTGATAGAAATGCGCCTGCGGCAGCTCCAGCACCGGGAACGGGCGGGCATCGAGATCATCGGGCAAAGGGCCCGAACAGACCGTCTGTTCCGCCAGGAGGCCGTTCGCGAGTTCTACAGCCTGATCGTCATACTCCTGCGTCAGCACCCAGGTGACGGACGGGTGCTTGATCATGTCCGCCGCGTATGCGGTGGCGTGGGGTCCCACCAGGGCGACCCGTATGCCGTACTCGGCGAGCATGTCACATATCCCCAGGTCGTGCGTGATCGACGCGGAGCTGGTCTCCACGATGGCGACGTCGGGCTTGAAGTTCATCACCTTCAGATAGAACGTCTGCATGTCGTCGCACTCGCAGATCGCGTCGTAGAACATCACGTCGTGGCCGTACTGCTCCAGGAGGGACGCGGTGTAGCCCATCACGAACGGGTAGGGCATGTATATGTTGTTCCGCATCATGTTCAGGTGGGGGCCGCCACCGGGACCGAGCGACGGCCACCGGCAACCGGCGCGGACACCGTGGAGATGACCGCGTGAATCGTCGTACACATACCAGGGGGGATTGAGCAAGGCGATGCGCATCTGTCCTCCTATGTCTCTGTCAACGGCGCATAGTCACGCCAGTCCTCGAAAGTGAGATCGCCGTCCGACGTGCGCCAGGTCGAGGCCACCGCCGCCTGAGCGATCCTGCCCGCGTCGCCGTCGTACAGATCGGGGTCGACGCGGAGCCAGTAATTTTTGAACGTACCGTCCGGTTCGGGCGTGCTGTTCACCACCTCCACCAGCACCAGGTCCTCGTCGTCCTCCACGGACCTGCGCCAGAGGGTGCCGAAGTCGTCGCTGTGTATCTTCTTGGCGTCGCCCTCCTGGAGGTACCGATCGTATCCGAACAGCTTCATCAGGACGCGCCGCCGCTCCGCGTTGCGTTCGCCCTCCAGGCGTTGTATGGTGATCGTGTCCGGCTTGATGATGAAGGACGGCTCCAGCTCCACCCCGTCGAAATACCACAGGCATTTGGCGTATTTGAGGGGCGGTGGCGCGGCCACCACTTCGTTGGGCTGAAAGAAGGGTTTGATGCGGGCGGGGTCGTGAATGTGCCAGTGAACGGCGGGTCCGTTCTCGCGGTGCAGCCGCCCCCTGTCGTCCGTGTAGATGATCGGTCGGGGCGTCATCACCACGCGGGAACCGATCACGTAGGTCATGCCGAGGCCGTGGTACATCGCCTCTGTCAGAGCCACGCCAGCATTTATAGCATCCTGAAACTGATCCTGACGTATGAAGCCGCCCATGTCGAGATTGTCCAGGGCGACGGACCGGCTGTGGCGGTATACGTTCCAGTAGGTCTGCGGCTCCCGCTTGTTCGGTCTGCGGAACCCTTCACCGGGGCTGAGTTGCGTGAACGGGTCCCACCCGCCGAAGGCCATAACGCTGCCGCCGACGGAGGGCACGAATGCCATCCCCGTTGCACCAGCCGCCTGGAGGCCCGCCATACCTTGTGAGGCGAAGATGCAGTGCCGCTGTATCGTAGTGAGCGCGTCCCACGGTGCCAGGCGGCGCAGGGACGTCCGATCCTGGGCGGCGTCGTGGAGGCGGGTCAGGTATTCGTTCACGTCCTGCCACACCACCCACGTATCGCCCTCCGAATGATATTTGTCGGATACCTCATCCGGATCGGCGCACCACTCCAGGTCGGGTGCTTTCACGCCCAACAGCTCGAAGTGGCGCGCCACCTGAAACTCGACGCGCTCCCTGTCCAGCGACACCAGCTCATTCCACTGTATGCTCTGAAGCAGGTCGCGGCAGTGACCGCAAGCGGCGAGCATCGAATTCAATCTATGACCCTCCTGGCGCCCGCCGGTTCATGCTCGAACTGACGGTGCACACGATACTTGCCGGGCGGCAGCGTGACCGTATCGTGTTCGTCGTGCACCAGGTCGGCCTGTTGCTCCAGGGCCAGATAGTGCTCCTCGATCTCCGTGTCGCGGTCTATGGCGAACAGCTTCGCGCCGGGAGACTCCACCACGTGTGAGTGGCCTGTCGTCTCTCCGTAGGCTATGATGATCCGCGATTCGTCACGGGTCAACTGTGCCTCCTCGGGAATTTCGTCTATCCTTTCGATCAGCACGTCTCCCTGGCGGACGATCCGCGTGTTCTTCACTTGCCCTCTGTTCTTGATAATGCGCCTCATGTCGTACCTCCGTCTGTCGGGACGTCCGTCCTGTAGTCGAACACGATCGTGCCGTCGTCATATACCTCCACCACGCGAAACCAGTATCTGCCCGGTTCACGCAGGGCGCACAGAAAACGGCGCGACAGGATCAGGCCGTCCAGTTTATACCCGCCCGTCCGAACATCGAGTATGTTCAGATAGCGCAGGCGGGCATAGAACAGGGGCCGCAGCGACCACGCCAGCAGCCTGAACCAGAGGGGCGATATATAGCCCTCGGGCAGACCGGAGCGGTCCGCGACCCAGTTGATGAACCGATCACGCCGGTTCAGTTTCATCGGTCTTGTCCTCCCCACCGTCACGAGCCGCTTGCTCCGCGTCGATGACCTCTTTGAAGCGGCTGTACAGGTCCGCATAGGTGTCGATCACGTGGCCCCGCACCTTGGCGTAACGCTCGAAGGCCAGGTCCAGGTCGTACAGCAGCGACCCGCCGACCTCATAGGCCATGAACACGGAGGCCAGTATCTGGCGGTGGCGGTAGAAGTTGATTTGCATGTCGGCAGGGCGAAAGGTGACGCCCACGGTGGAGGCGTAGACCGGTGGCGGTATGTCGGGCCCGTCCACGGTCGTCACCTTCAACGCGGGTTCACCCGCTTCCGGTGGCCGCTGGTCGTTCTCGAAAAGCTGCGTGCGCCGCACCATGCCGCGCTCCACCATCTCCTCCCAGGTCATCACCGGATAACCGCGGATCTCCGCATAGTCATCGAGGCCGTGCTGTATCTGCGCCGCCAGGTAGGTCGCGTCCTCGTAGGACAGGGCGATGCGGATCAGCAACCGCGTCCGCAGGCGAAAGTCGATCTGTATGTCGGTGGGCCACGTGCCCACTTCCACCAGGTCGGTGTAGTACATCTGTTCCAGCGTGGGCTCAGGCATCACTGGGGGTATGCTCTTGGCCATCTGTGTGTTCCTCCTCGTTGTGCCGGTGCCACCCGGCGCGGTTCATCATCTCCTCGCTGATGGTCTCTATGGTCACGCCTTCGACGCAGATGATCAGGAAAGCGTCGTCGGCCATGCCGCGGCTGATCAGCTCGTCCCGCAGCCGGGACAGGTCAGTCAGGGTATTCGGATTTTGCACGCTGACCAATAGGGCCACCGCGTTTTTCAGATCGTCCGCGCTGATGGCGTGGTGCACGTTGACGGTCATGTCAGTCATTATGATAGGTCCGAAAGTGCTTGAGTGAACAGGCCGACGAACAGAAACGCATGCCGCAGATGTTGCAGCTGTGGTGTTCCCGTTCATCTATCTCCGTACCGCACATGCAGAACGCGTTGGTCACATAGGTCGTGGCCTGCATCAGCGGGTTGTCACTTTCTACTGTCCGCTTCGTTGTACGGCCAGTCCGGGTCGTCGCGGGGCGTTTCAGGGTGAAGGCTGTCGCCCGGTTCGCCCGCCGTTTCGGTTTGGGGCGTCCCACGCGTCCCTTCATCAGCCACCGCATCAGCATCCGCAGCATCAGATTCTCCCACGTTGGTGATCACCGCAAACTTCTCTTTGTACTTCTCGACATACGCCTCGAACGTCAGTCGCTCCGCCGCCATCGCCGCCAGGATCGTTTCCAGGGGCGGCATGAAGTATATCGTGCCGGGCGGAACGGACGGGTCTATAATCTGCCGGAACATCGTGTCCGGTCCGTGCAGGAGCGTGTCGCGTGCTTTGTCCGCGAAATTCATGCGTTCATCACCCTCTCGAAAAACGGGACCATGCGCCGTGCCTGCTTCTCGAACGACAGGTGCTGGAGCGCGTAGGCCCGGTTGCCCGCGATGTACTCGTGGCGTTCATCCTGGTGGGCCAGCCAGTAGGTCAGCAACTCATCCAGGTGGCTGCGGCCCTCGGTGTATAGGATCCTGTCGCCCCAAATGTCGCGGCCCACGTCATCGCTGATCACCAGGGCGCGGCACATCATCGCCTCCGTCGCCCGCACCACGGGCATGTCCCACTCACGGTGTTTCGGGAGGTGGCACGCCAGGACGATCGCACTGTTCATGTAGAGCTGCGTGGTCGACATAAAGCCTTTGAGGGGGCCGTGGCTTACACCGGCCAGGGGCGTGTGGTCCCACCCCCAACCGAACAGCTGGAGGCCGTGGGGCAGCGCGGGCATGATGTACCTGTTCATCGTGTCCTTGCCCTTGATGTTGTTGCCGAGGTAGACCACGGGGTAGTTGGCCGTGCGGGGCCGCACACTGAAATCATCAGGATCGGTATATACGACGGGTTCTCTCTGCCACGGGTACCCGTCCGGTAACTCTACAGCGGCAAGACCGGCGTGGTGGTTAGACGCCAGGAGAAGGCCGTCGTACTGCTCCTGAAGGTCGATCATCGAGTAGGGGTGATCGCTCTGGTACCAGAGGACGGTTTTCCTGGCGCGTTGCTTGTGACTGCGGCCCGGCTGAATGTGAACGCTCACGTCCACGTCACCGGCCAGAGCCGTGTTCTTGTCGTAGAGATCGACGCGGGTGACGCCGGGGAGCTGTTCGAGGTATTTCTTGACGCCGATGATGAGGCGTTCATCGCCCCATATCGGCGGGTTCTGCCACGTTCCAAGTCGCTCGGTACAGAACGCTATGATCATGTCCACTCCTTTCCGTACCACTTGCCACGCTTGTTCAGGAAATCCTTGCGCATCCTGGACCGCCGGTATTCGACGATGGCGATGATGACCGCGCAGACCACGACCAGGATGCCGGCGACGATGGCGAAGTTGTAGAGCATGTCGAGGATGGCCTGGTTGAACTCGGCCTGCGGCATCTCCCATATATCCGTCAGCCACTCCTTCATCGGGTACCTCCTTCACGCGGGTCCTTGGCGGCTTTCACCTCCTTCTCACGCGACCTGTCGAGCTGACCCAGGATGACGTTCTCCTTGGCCACCATGTCGAGCGCGGCCCGCAGGTCAGTTTCAGCTTTGGCCGCATCCCGCGCCTCGACGAGCTGAATGTAGATCGAGCCGTCGGGACGCTGCACCTTGAACTCGTATCTGTTCATGATCGGCTCCTTCATTTCGATGGGCTTGTTGAGGCTGTCCCACAGGTCGGGCATGTCGATCACCATGCCCTTGTCCAGAAACGAGCGCAGCCGCATCCGGCGCGGAAACCAGGACAGCACCTCTATGTACAGGTGCGGCGGCAGGTGCTTGTTCTCATACACGGCCACGCCGAACATCTCTATGTTGGGAAAGCGGGCTTGCGGATTCACTTGCTTCGGCTCGACGTTCTCCAGCAGTTGCTTTACGGTGGACGGGTTCAGGTGGTAGGCCACGGGTGTTTCCACGTCGCTCTCAAACTCCGCGACGGCTTTCATCACGTCGGCCAGCGACGGCGGCGGTGTGTCGTCCGGTTTGGCATTGGTGTGGGTGCCCATGTGGTCGTCCTCGAAAAATGCGTCACTCAGTTTGGGCATAGCAGCCTCCTGTCGGTACGTCCTCGTCCTCGGGCAAACCGTGCTGCCAGTCACAGTTTCTCGTGGGGCAGTACAGGCCCACGGCGTCGCGCCGCAGACGGGCTCCGCAATATTTGCAGTAATATCGTCGCTCACGCATCGATGCGTCCTCCGTTCGGCGGCATCCACGGCAGGGAGCCCCAGGAAAAGGTCATGCCGCACTCATTGCACGTCAGGTCCACGCCGGGGTCTGCGCCCACGTGGGTGAGCATGATGATCGTCTTTTTTCCCGGACACAGGCACGTTATGAAGCCGCTCACGTGCACTGCGTTGAGAGCGTTGCGGCGGCGTTCTCTTTTTACCTCCACCATACTCATCTGTCAGCTCCCGGTTGATCCTGGCGATTTTCTCACGCACGTCCTTGTCTTTGTTCTTGATCAGGCGTGCCAGATAGTCGTCAAGCTGTTGGTCATCTATACCCATCCTGTCACATGCGCCGCTGGCCAGGAAAAAGACCATCTGCCACGGGTCGTTCATCGTGCGGGTATGCTTCCGCACGAAATCGGCGATGCGCGCTATGTGGGCCAGGCGTTCCGTTTCATTCACAGAGAGTCCGGTGGCATGATCGTGAACCGTATGATATAGTCATCGCTGAATGAGAAGGACAGGAATGACGTGCTGAATCCTTTCAGGCCGAGCGTGTAGGTTCTGTTCAGTTCGGGCTGCATGTGGGCCGTGATGTCGAAGTTGCCGCCCGGCGTCGGCAGGGTGGGTGGCGCGGTACTGTCCGCATCTGCCGGGTCGAATATGTAGTCCAGCCGCTGGTGCAACTCGAACGCGGTCAGGACGGGCAGCTTGAGCGTCACCACCCGGTCCACCGGTTCCTTTTCCTTCACCCGCACGATGACATAGATGCTGTCGCCTTCGGTGATGGTCCACGCCTGGGCATTCCACTCCTGCGCCGGTGCGGGCCGCGCTGAAAGCCACATGACGAACAACATGAATACGAGCAGGACGAGCATGCACGCGAACCGCTTCATTGAGACACCTCCAGGTTGCATCGTGGTGAGTGTGTGGGGCAGACTGTTCACCAAGAATACAACCTGTGAGGTTCCGTGTCAAGATTATTATTCCGGAAATTCGTGGTACTGCTTGCCGTACAGCACGTCGTCCTCGCCCGGCTTGACGGCGGCATGCTGTTTGAAGAAATACGGTATGTCGAACGCCCCGCACTCACGTCGCAGGTTCAACGCCCACTCCGGTTTCATGGCCCGGTGCTTGCTGCCCGACTCACCGCCCACGATCACCCAATCGGGCATCGGAAGGTCCTCGTGGTACAGCCTGTGGTTGTCGCTGTTCAGGCTGAACGGAGCCAGCAGGGGTTCGGCCGACAGGAACCGGACGGCGGCGGGTATGCCGGCGAGAACGGGCCACCGGCTGTCGAAGCTGTGCTGGTCCTCCACGCTCACGCCGAGCCACACATTGGGGTAGGGTTCATCGAACCACGACGCGGGCAACCGGGATGTGATCAGGTGGGGCCGCTTCGTGAGAATCTGGTAGGTCAGGTGGGGCGTATTGAATATGATTTTCCACGCCTCCTGTCGCCATCCGTCCGCTTCCGGTATGAAGAAGTCGGACCAGGAGCAGGTGAACACGCGGGCGGGGTCCTTGTACTTGTGGGGCTGGTAGAACGTACCATCCTTGCTCCGGACGATCATGGTCGGGTCCTTTCCGTACCGCTTCTGGTCGCGGAACATGTAACACTGCGCGCACCCGGTACTGACTTTGCGGCATCCCCTCCACGGATTCCA